TGCTATATTATAATAGCGAACCATCCAAACAAGATCGATGACCACCCCGAACTGGCAGCATCATTCTAAAAAAGAACAGAAGCGCCATTTAAAACCACAAGCATTGCGGTCAGCAAAAAAACGTGCTAAAATGCTTAAGTCGAAGTTAATCGGGTCCTCCTTAAATTAACTTCTCTTCATGGGACTGTCGCCTATTGGTTAAGGCCCACTGCTTATAACGGTGTGAACTGGGTTCAATTCCCAGCAGTCCTATTGGTAGTCCTTAGCGATTAACTAAGTAGACGCCAACTTCTACTACGGGTATCTTCCGTAGAGTCGTATGGGAAGGGCATGGTTCTTCCCACTTGCTCCTTTAGCAATCTGGTGAATGCAGCGAACTCATAATTCGCCTGAGGCGTGTTCGATCCACGCAAGGAGCATAGGGTAATTATTTACCCTAGACATTATACTTTAAGGTCAACATTCAAGACAATGACTCTTATCACTAAATTCAAAAAAGACATTCAAACTCTTCAAGCAGCAGCAAATGGTGATTTTTATTTGGATGTAAAAAATCCAAAGTTGTATAAAAAGGTTCGACGTTTTTATGAAAATGAGGGCGTTGTCTTCTCTGGTGATCCTATGGATGATTATGAAATTCTAATCGATTATATTAGTCAAGATATGGAAGAAATTACTTCTTCTGTAGAAGCTATTTAAAAACTTGAGTCACGGATGGACTATAACAGTACTGGTGGAGTCTTCCCAAAAAATGCCCGTGATGGAGACACGTTAAAAACCCTGGTGCGGATGGGATAACTCCCGCCTGGTTTCTAAATTCCAGTCAAAAATTTAGTGGTGGTTACACCGAAAAAATCCCCTTCCGTGTGGATGTTTTCCAATTTATCATCTAAAATAATAAAATTGGTGGCGTGCATGTGCTCTGGGGGATTGACCATCCCCCTTTTTTTATTTTCATAAAACAATGTTGACAATATCTCATTTAGAATGGCACGTAACTCATTCATGTAATTTTACATGTCAGGGGTGCGGGCATTATACTAATGATGGTTATAGGCAAAATTTTAGTTTAGATTTGTTGGAGAAATGGTATCTCTCTTGGAATAAGAGAATAAGACCATTAGAACTTTCTATGTTGGGTGGAGAACCATTACTCAATAAACAAATTGTAGATATAATATACATGACCAAAGAAGTTTGGGATGTTCAAGATGATCAAGAACTTGAGTTGGTGTCTAATGGACTTCTTTTTGATAGAGTTCCTGGATTAACTGAGGCTCTAAAGAAAAATAAATGCATACTGACAATAACAAAGCATTCCAAAGATTTAAATTATGTTAGGTTATTTGAAAAGTCTATTTCAAAAATAATTGAATCTGGTGTGAATTATAGAATTCATGATGCATCTAATTACTGGTTAAAAACGTATAGTGGGTATGGGTCTTCTATAGAGCCACTTGGTACTTATGACTATAAAAAGTCTTGGGATAACTGCCCAGGTGGTCAAAATAATTTTACCTTGAATGATTTTAAAATATATAAATGTGCGCCACTTGCGTATTTGCCAGTACAAAAACAAAAGTATGGAGATAAATTGTCATCTAAATGGAATCCTTATTTGAGATATAAACCATTACTACCAACAGATAGTGACATTAAGGTTATTGATTTTTTTAGTAGACAAGAAGAACCTGTTTGTTCTATGTGTCCAAATAACACAAAGATGTTTGAAAAAATATCTCCACTACATTCTTCCAATTATATGAATAAAATATATGGAAACAAATAAATTCTTGATTATAGATGATGTTTTTAGTGAGAAGATCAGAAATGAATTATATATTCAATGCAATCTTCATTTGACTCTTAATTTATTATCTACTGATTATATTGATATAACAAAATCTATTATAGATTGTCACGGACTGGCTTTAACTTCTGATAAGTATTTTCCATATTCTTTAAACTGTTGGAACGTATTTTGTTTGGAAGTTAAAAAGCATGTTACTTCATACATAAAAAGTCGTGGAATTGATGAATACTCGCTCACACCGTTTTCTTGTTTTGCTGAAAGAAATGTACCAACATCTACCAAAGGAAGATGTTATAGTGATACAATATCTAAAATAAAAGACCCTGAAGGTCAAGTAAAAAAACGATTTATAAGATCAATATATTTGTTAAAGAATATCGATCCAAATACTTATATTGTAGTAAATGAACGTGGAGTATCTACTGATCACATAAAGACATTTGAGAATAGGTTAGTAATATTTGATGGAACAAAATATCGAAGTACACAATATTATCCTAGAAGGAACCAATATTCAAAATGCTGTATTATTTTTGATTGGTATATAAATGAACCATTCCATGTGCCAGATTGGATTCTTCCTTAAACAAAATCAGTTACTATTGTTATTCTTGGACTTTTTTGCAAATCTTCTTCACTTGGGTATATTGCAGTATGGTATAACTCTGGGTTAAATATCAACAAACTATTTTCTTCACCATTATTTTGGAATATTTTATTGTTATTTAATCTAATTACTGTTCCATACTTTGGGTCTGGATTTTTTAAATAAAATATAACACCAATTCTTTTACCTTTATGACTATGCATGTTTCCAAGATTATTATGATTTTCTCTTAAGTATCTTAATTGATTCCTATCATAAGCTCCTGGGATATCTACATCTGCTACTCTCGTAACCCATGTAGAATCTAATTTTAGTGGATATTTTGTTTTTGTTAATTTACAATACTCCAACACATGTGCTTTAATAGATGACAAATAGTTTGTCCACATATTATTAGAACTAACATTCATATTTGATATTAGTTCTGAAGATGCTTCTGGCGGATAATGTTCTTTATTTTCTTTGAAATCTTTATCTCCAGATTTTTTGAAGAATACATCTTTTCTAGTAGATTCTAACCATTCTACTGAAGTGGATTCTAACTTATCAATTAAATATTCTGGAACAATATTGCTTGCTTTATAAAAGTAATTACCATCAAATTTTTTTACTGTTATTTTTTTATCCATAATGCTGTTAGAATTGTAGTAGTATTTATTGATATCATATGATATACTAGAAGTATAAACTTTTTGAATTTATGAAACGTGCATTAATAACTGGAATTACTGGGCAAGATGGTTCATACCTTACAGAACTTCTTCTTGAGAAAGGATATGAAGTTCATGGAGTCATTCGTCGTGCTTCTATGATCAACACACATCGTATTGATCATATCTTTAATCATCCAAATCTTCATCTTCATTATGGGGACATGACTGATTCTGCAAATATTGTTCATGTATTGCAGAAGTCTCAACCAGATGAAATTTATAATCTAGCGGCTCAAAGTCATGTAAAGGTGTCTTTTGAATTGCCAGAGTATACTGGTAATGTTGATGGACTGGGAACTCTTCGTATTCTTGAAGCAGTGAGGATTTTGGGATTAGAACGTCATTGTAGGATATATCAAGCATCTACTTCAGAGTTATATGGATTAGTGCAAGAAGTACCTCAAAAAGAAACCACACCTTTTTATCCAAGGTCTCCATATGGTGTTGCTAAACTTTATGGATATTGGATCACAAAGAATTATCGTGAATCTTATGGAATGTATGCTTGTACTGGAATTTTATTCAATCATGAGTCTCCTCGTCGTGGTGAAACTTTTGTGACTCGTAAAATTACTAGAGGATTGTCTAGAATTTCTGCAGGTCTTCAGGAATGCTTATACTTAGGAAATCTAAATGCAAAAAGGGATTGGGGTCATGCAAAAGATTATGTTGAAGCTATGTGGTTGATGCTTCAACAAGAGGAAGCAGATGATTATGTTATTGCTACAGGAGAGCAATATTCTGTTAAAGAATTTGTTGAAAAATCTGCTTTTTATTTTGGGATGAATATTGAATGGAGTGGAGAAGGAATAGAAGAGATTGGCGTTGATAAAAATACTGGTAAAACAGTTGTAAAAGTAAATGCTAAATACTTCCGACCATCTGAAGTTGAATCTCTTCTTGGAGATCCAACAAAAGCAAAGCAAAAATTAGGGTGGGAACCAAAAATTACATTTGATCAATTAATTGAGGATATGTGTATCTATGGACAGTGATTCTAAAATATTGGTTGCTGGTGCTAATGGTTTAGTTGGATCAGCAATAGTGAGAAATCTTCGTAAAAAAGGATATAGGAATATTATATCTGCAACTAGAAAAGAGGTTGATTTTACGGATCAGGTAGAAACTCAACTTTATTTGCAAGAGGCAGAACCAGATTATGTTTTTCTTGCTGCAGCAAAAGTTGGAGGTATATACGCTAATGCCACTTATCCTGCAGATTTTATCTATCAAAATCTGATGATTCAATCAAATGTAATTGAAGCATCATATAAGAATAGAGTAAAAAAACTTCTCTTTCTTGGGTCATCTTGCATTTACCCAAAGCATCCTACTATTCCTATTACTGAAGATCAGTTAATGTCTGGTCCTTTAGAACCGACTAATGATGCATATGCGATTGCAAAAATTGCTGGTATAAAAATGTGCCAGTCATATAGGCAGCAATATGGATTTGATGCAATAGCATTACAACCAACAAATCTATACGGTCCAAATGATAATTTTAATGCAGAATCCAGTCATGTTATTCCTGGAATTATGCGTAGAATGAATGAAGCAAAACTAAATGGTGACTCAGAATTTTGGTGCTGGGGAGATGGTTCTCCTCTTAGAGAATTTTTGTTTATTGAGGATATGGCTGAAGCGACTGTATTCTGTATGCAAGAATATAGTGAACCTGAGATCATTAACATTGGAACAGGTGAAGATATATCAATTAAAGAACTGACAGAAACAATGTCAGAAGTTATAGGATTTAAAGGTGAAATAAAATGGGATACTAGTAAACCAAATGGTACTCCCAGGAAATTGATGAATGTTGATAAATTAAAAAATCTTGGATTCAAACATCAGTATGATCTTCGTGAAGGATTAGAGTTAACGTACAATTGGTTTTTAGGTAATTATGATAGGATTTAATAACTTAGGAAAACTTGGCAGACTTGGAAATCAAATGTTCCAATACGCATCACTGCGTGGAATTGCTGCTAATAATAATTTAAATTGGATGATCCCTCCTCCAAAAAAAGTTCCGAACGAATATGTTGATCATCAATTATTTTATGCCTTTACTTTAAAAGGACTAAAGGCACTTAATGTTCAATTTGTTTGTGGAGAAAGAGAAACTGTAAAAGAAAGTTCCTTTGCTTTTGATGAAGAGTTATTTAATAATTGCCCAAAGTGGGTAAATCTTGAAGGATACTTTCAATCTGAAAAATACTTTGCTCACATCAAAGATGAGATCAAAGAAGACTTTACTTTTGGATCTGAGTATTTGGAACCAGCAAAAGAAATGATTCAAACTGTAGATAATCCAGTAGCACTTCATATTCGAAGAACAGATTATACTACCAATCCAAATCATCATGCTTTGGAATTGTCTTATTATGAAGAAGCTCTATCTCATTTTGATAATGATAGAACAGTGATTATTTTTTCTGATGATACTGAATGGTGCAATCAACAATCTTTGTTTGATGATGAAAGATTTATGATTGCTGAAAATAATATTAACTATGTTGATATGTGTTTAATGTCCTTGTGTAGTGGACATATTATTGCAAACTCTTCATTCTCTTGGTGGGGTGCATGGTTGTCCAATAGCGAAAAGGTAATTGCCCCACAAAAATGGTTTGGACCTGGAAATGCACACCTGGACACAAAGGATCTTTATTGCCCTGATTGGATTGTAATTTAATGAAAGTCGCTGTAGTTTTTATTGGAACAAGTAAGTATCTAAACTTTTTACCTAGATGGTATGAGAATTGCGAAAAGTTTTTTCTTCCTGATGTAGAAAAAAAATATTTGGTATTCACTGATGGTGAGATTCCAGAAGCACCAGACAATGCAGTAATTTATTCGCAGGAGCACTTGGACTGGCCATTTATAACTCTTTACAGATTTAAAATGCTTAATAAAGCTTTTGGTGATCTAGAGGATTGTGATTGGTTGGTCTTTTTAGATGCAGATATGTTGGTTGTTGATACTGTAAATGTATCTGACATTATTGATGAATCTAAGAAATATATTGGCGTTCATCATCCATGCCATTATCTAAAAATGACACCTCACGATAGTGGGACTGGAGCATTTGATACCACTAAATTATCCAATGCTTCTTTTACAGAAGGTGATGATATCTCAGTATATTTCCAAGGTTGTTTGTGGGGTGGTAGAATTCCTGAAGTTCTTGATTTAATTAATGAACTTGATCGTAGGATTGATGAAGATTATGAAAAGGATATAATTGCTACTTGGCATGATGAGAGTCATTTAAACAAATTCTATTCTCAAAATAGAGAAGATGTTTTTGTTGTTCATCCATCATTTGCATATCCAGAAGTATTTGCAGACTCATGCACCTTTGACCCAAAAATTGTACACCTATCTAAAGATAATAGTAAGTATCATGTCTAAAATTGCTTTATTGTATTCAGGACAACCTAGACACCTGAAAGAATGTTATAAGAATCATTTGAATACTTTTTGGGAAGCAAACCAAGATAGCGAGATTGATGTATTTGCACATATCTGGTATGATGAAGCGTGGGTAGGTTCATACTTCTGGGATCAGTATAAAGACAGAGGACGTTGGGAATCCGATTTAAAACAATTTATGTCAGACAAATGGCAACCAAAGAAAATTGTTTTTGAAGAACCAAAAGAATTTGAAGCTGAGGATATTGTTCCTGATAGTAGATTTCCTCACCCAGTCAATAACATTATTTCAATGTTCTATAGTTTAAGTTGTGCCAATGAACTTAAAAAACAGTATGAGCAAGAAAATAATTTTAAGTATGATTGTGTGATTAGACTTAGAACAGATGAATATTTTGTTAGAGAGATTGGACCAGTAACTAATTACGATTTAAATACTGTCAATGTATTAAATGAATTTGCACATCTTGAGCATGGTATAAATGATCACTTTGCTTTTGGGTCTTCTGAATTGATGGATAAATATCTTGACGTATATGATAATTTTGTTGAGTTATGTGAGATGGGTGCAGAGATAAATCCAGAATGTATTCTTGGATTCAATGCACAGAAAAGACATGAACTTCCAATTACAAAAAACAATTGGAAATATTTACTTTGGAGAGATAGGAAAAACGTAAGATGACGAAACTTGTTATTTTTGATTTAGATGGTGTACTAATTGATAGTAAAGATTATCATTACGATGCACTAAACCAGGCACTTGGTCCAGAATACGCAATTAGTAGAGAAGAGCATGTCAGCATCTATGATGGTCTTCCTACAAAAGCAAAACTAGAACTACTAACAAAAAATAAAGGTCTCCCAGTAGATCAATATGATAAAATCTGGAGAGACAAGCAAGAAGCAACCCTCAAAATTTTTAACGATTGTGTCGCTAAAGATTATCAACTTATGGGTTATTTCCAGCAACTTGTAGATGCTGGTTATAAAATTGCTGTTGCTTCTAACAGTATTCGTAATACTGTCAAGATTATTCTTCTGCGTTTGGGACTTCTTGAATTTGTTGACATGTACGTCTCTAATGAAGACGTTGTTCGTAACAAACCATTTCCAGCAATGTATTGGAAGTGTATGACTGCACTTGGTGCTCTTCCAAATGATACTGTTATTATTGAAGATAGTCATATTGGTCGCCAGGGTGCTTTAGATAGTAAGTGCCATCTTGTTCCTGTAGAAGATCGTAAAGATCTTAATCAGAGTAAGATCGATCGCATTAAAAAAATTCTTAATGGAACAAAGAAAAAAGTTGCATGGGAGAGCAAGACTATGAATGTTCTGATTCCTATGGCAGGTGCTGGCAGCAGGTTTGCTAGTCAGGGATACACCTTCCCCAAACCCTTGATTGAAGTTAAAGGTAAACCAATGATTCAGGTTGTTGTGGAGAACCTGAACATCAAAGCAAACTATACATTTATTGTACAAAAAGAACATTATGACAAGTATAACCTTAATTACCTGTTACCTCTCATTGCTCCTGGTTGTAACATTGTACAAGTCGATGGTATCACCGAAGGCGCAGCTTGTACCACTCTACTTGCGAAAGAATTCATCAACAAAGATGAACCGCTAGTAATGGCAAACTCTGACCAGTTTGTTGAATGGGACTCTAACGAGACTCTATATGCATTCCAAAATGGTGAGGTTGATGGTGGAATTGTTACTTTCCCCGCAACCCATCCTAAGTGGTCTTATGCTAAACTGGGAGAGGATGGATACGTTGCAGAGGTTGCTGAGAAGAAACCTATTTCTGAGCACGCTACAGTTGGTATCTATTATTGGAAGAAGGGTTCTGATTATGTTAAGTATGCTGAGCAGATGATTGAAAAGGATATTCGTGTTAATAATGAATATTACGTTTGCCCAGTATTTAATGAAGCGATTGATGATGGCAAGAAGATTCGAATCAAAGAAATCGATAAGTCTGGTATGTGGGGTATTGGTACTCCAGAAGATTTGAATTACTTCCTTGAACATTATGATGGGGATATTTGAATGATTAATAGACAACAAAAAATAATTTTTATTGGAAATCCTAGAGCATGTACTACAACATTAAATGTTTTGTTGTCTCCTAAGGGATTTGATTTTAGTTATTGGCACGATACCGTTGAATATTATGTAAAATCTATCCCAGATTATAAGGATTATCAATATTTTATGATAGTTAGAAATCCTTATGATAGGTTTGTTTCATGGTGGTCTCAGCATAGGAGACATAATCATAAGTTTATTATGAAGTATAATAATTTTGAAGAGTGGGTAAAAAGTGGAGAGTTCCACGATTGGCCCACTCATACTGATGGAGACCCTAGACCACCCAGAAATTATTGGACAGAACAATCTCCTTTAAGGCAAATTGATTTTATTAAAAATAGAGGTGATGTTGAGGTTAATATATTAAAGTTTGAAAATATACAAGAAGAATGGGAAGATCTGTTTGTTAAAAAAACAAATCTTTCTTTTGATTCAGTATCGTTCCCAAAAACGAATGATACTAAACATGATTCTTTTGAAACATATTACACTGACGAATTAAAAGAAATAGTGTATAATCACACTAAAGAAGACTTTATGGCATTTGGGTACAGTAAATGAAAGTAGCATTAGCGTTTTTTGGACAACCTAGATTTGTTGATACTCCTAAAGTGATCAACACATATAAACAGACAATTTTAAACAGATACGATACTGATGTTTTTTGTCACACTTGGTGGACAGAAGACGGAGGAGAATATGATTATTCTAGTTGGTCAAAGATTAGTAGATGCCCAATTCCAAAAGATGCTTTGGATGTAATTGATAGAAATTATAAACCAGTTGTTCTTGAGTATGATGCTCCAGAAACTTTTGTTCTTCCCCCCAAAGCAAAATCTTTTATAGATGCTAAATTCACAGGGAAGCATCCACAAGGAAATCATTGGAATGAAAAAAATTACAGTAATGTAATGTCACAGTTACGTTCTATTCAAAAGGTATCTAATTTGGTTGAAGAACATACCAAACAGACTGGAACCGAATATGATTTTATTGTGTTGGCTAGATATGATACTTCTCTAATTAGATTTCCTGATTTAAATCAATGCGATTCTAGTAAGTTTTATTTGCCTGGACATCATCCCAGATTTCCAGACACAATCCAATTTTTTGGATCTAGGTATCTTGAGTGGTCAAAAAATGCATTTGATGACATTGAACATGTTTATCAAGGTATTTGGGAACCATCTCCAGAAGCATTTAAGATGGGGTCATTCTTGAGAAGGTTTAATCTTTCTGATCTTGCCCCATGCACGATGGACGCCGCATGTGTTAGACAAAAACTATGAAACAGAAAAGAATTATTGCTCATCGAGCGAACACAAATGGTCCTGACCCCAGGTTAGAAAATCTTCCCTCTCAAGTTGATGAGTGTATTAGTAAAGGATATGATGTTGAAATTGATCTTAGATATCATAGACAAACGGACACTTATTGGTTGGGACATGATGAACCAGATCATTTAGTTACTTTGTTTTGGTTGGCAGCAAGGCAAGATAATTTATGGATACATTGCAAAGACCTAGATACTTTGCACCATATGAGTTCTCTCACTTCTGGATATAATTATTTTTGGCATCAAGAAGATGATTATACACTAACAAGCAAACATCAAATATGGGCTTATCCAGGAAAGAGATATACTAACAATACTGTTATTGTGATGCCAGAATGGAATAACATGAGTTGGGATAACCTTCGTGTTACTAGTTGTTATGGAATTTGTACAGATTACCCCGATAAATTAAAATGAAAATTACATTAGTAGGTCCTGGAATTATGCCTATTCCCCCAACAGGTTGGGGAGCAGTTGAAATTCTAGTATGGGACACAAAAAATGCTCTAGAAGAACTAGGACATGAAGTTCAAATTATCAATACAAAAGACTTTAGACAAATTATTAATGGAATAAATGCTTTTGTTCCAGATTTTGTTCATGTCCATTATGATGAATTCATTCCTATTGTTCCATATATTCAATATCCAAATGCAATCACTAGTCATTTTGGATATTTGGAACGCAAAGAAATGTTTGGTGGATACGTAAATGTTGCGAATGAATTCCAAAGAATTAAACCAAATGTTTTTTGCCTATCTCCTGGAATTCAAAGTGTTTATAATGTGATGTTTAATATTCCTAAGGAAAATACTTATGTAACTCCTAATGGCGTTAATAGGGAAAGATTCCGTGTAACAGATACTCCAGAATATGCAGACAGAAGTATCTATCTTGCTAAAATTGATTATCGTAAGCGTCAGCATATGTTCCAAAGTATTGATAGTCTTTGGTTTGCTGGAAATTTAGCAGACCAAAGATTTAATACTTCTAAAAACTATCTTGGTGAATGGTCAAAAGAAACTCTTTATAATGATCTGACTGACTATGGTAATTTAGTACTTCTTTCGGATGGGGAAGCACATCCACTTGTTTGTATGGAAGCTCTTGCTGCTGGATTAGGAGTAGTTGTTTGTGAATGGGGCAAAGCAAATCTTGATTTAGATAAAGAATTTATTACAGTAATTCCAGAAAGTAAAATAGAAGATCTTGAATATGTTGAAGATGCTATTATAAAAAATAGAGAATATTCAGTAAATCATAGAGAAGAAATTATTGAATATTCAAAGAACTTTGAATGGAAAGAAGTTCTTCGCAACCATTATATTCCAAGTATTGAAAAAGTAATTGAACGCCATGCTTAATTTTCCAGAAGATAAAAACAAAGCACAATATAAGCTTAGTGGATTTGGTCCTGTCTATTATATAAACATGGATAGTGATACTGAAAGACGACAGTACATGGAGGACCAATTTAAATATTGGGGTATACAAAACTATAATCGTATATCTGCTTATGATGGTAGGAATGACGATCTTAGTGATATTATCAAAGGAAAATATCCAGATATGATGTCTTCTGGAGAGATTGGATGTGTGACATCACATATTAAGGCGATCAAGCATTGGTATGAAACTTCTGATTCTCCATATGCTGTTATCATGGAAGATGATTGTAGTCTAGAAACTGTATCTTACTGGAATTTTACCTGGCAAGATTTTGTAGCTAGGGCTCCTTATGCTTGGGATGTTTTGCAACTTGCTATTATTTGCACGGGGGATATTGTAGTTCCTATTCATAATCGGTTTGTGAATGATTTTTCTACAGCATGTTATGTAATCACTAGACACCATGCAGAAAAAATTATTAGGAATCATGTGAGGGGTGATAAATATAAACTTGATAATGGTGTTAAACCTCGTCCTGTTGCTGATGATTTGATTTATAATTCTGGGGCAACCTACGCTGCTCCTATACTTTTGTATACATTACAATTGGGATCATCAATCCATCCAGATCATATAGATAAATTCCATAAAAATTCTTATGAAGGTATTTTGAATTTCTGGAAAACTGCTGGAGCAAGAGTTGATATTAATGTAATTACTGATTACAATCCTTACCTTGGAAAAGTTTCTGAACCTGGAGCAAATAAATGACAGATCTATCTAAACAAATTAGAGAGGGAACTAAAAAGTCCCATACTATGGCAGAGAACACAGGATTTATTACCTGCTTTTTAAAAGGGGTTGTTGAAAAAAAATCTTATATTAGACTTCTCTCAGATTTATATTTTATATACTCTGCAATGGAAGAGGAGTTTGAGAATCATAAAAGTGATACCATTTTGCGTAACATTTATTATCCTGAATTGTTCCGCAAAAAGTCTTTAGAAAAAGACTTGCAATATTATCTTGGTATTGATTGGAGAGATTTAATTACACAAACAAAGTCTTGTAAAGAATATGTTGCAAGAATTAAAGAAGTCTCTAAGTCTAATCAGGATCTTTTAATTGCACATCATTACACTAGGTATATTGGAGATTTGTCTGGAGGACAACTCTTAAAAAGTATTGCTCAAACTGCATTGAAGGTTGATGATGCAGGAATGAACTTTTATCTTTTTACTGACATTCCAGACGAGAAAGAATTTAAAACTAATTATAGAAATGTGTTAGATGAATTGCCCTTTGACCAACATGAAATTGATGATATAATTGAAGAGGCAAATTATGCATTCAAATTAAATATGAATGTGTTTAATGAAATTGAAGGTAATTTGATTTCTGCCATAGGTAAAGTTTTATTTTCTACATTAACACGTCGTACAAGGAGAGGAAGTACCGAATGATTGAAGAGTTTAAAGAATGGTTACTTGGATCTTTTAATAATAGAAGGCAAGCATTCTCTTATCCATCTCAATACTCCCAAATTAGTTTACGTCATGTTCTCTTAGATAATGGTATGATTTATGGAGAACAAAAATATACTGTTAGAGGAGAACCTCCTTATAGGCAATTTGTTTTAGACTTTAAAGAAGTAAACGATAGAATTATTGTTTCAAGTTATAAAGTAAAAGATGGAAAAAAACATCTTGAATTTAAAAATCTAGATCAAATTACTGAGGATCAATTAGAATTAAATGAAAATTGTGATTGTATTTTTATAAAAGAAAACAATCAGTATGTTGGTAGAATTATGGGATGTGATTGTATTGTAGAGAGAAATGGTAAAAAGTCTTTCTTATTTACTATGTCTGCATTAACAAAAACTAAGTATAAAGTCATTGATAGAGGTTATGATCCAGAGACTAAAAAAATGGTTTGGGGATCTGAACATGGAATGTTTGAATTTGACAAGCAGAGTAAGACATAAATAAATATACGATCAATTTTGTCATGAAGTAACCCATAACTTTGATTCAATGGCAAAATACTTAAGTCAACTAAACAGAAAACTAAGAGTAGGTGTTGCCTCATATACTGACAATGAAACTGCTCTTCAGGTAACTGGTAATGTCGGTATAAAAACTTCAGAAGCTAAGTCAGACTTCCACGTTCAGGGAGATGGTTTAGTTTCTGGAGTTTTAAATGTTGATACTACTCTCAAATCAAATGATACTGTTGTCTCTGGAGTTAGTAGCTTTAGGGGAAAGGTATCTATTGGTAATACCACAGCATCTCCAGAAAGAGATTTAGATGTAAATGGTCCTACAATTTTTAGGGACTATGTAGATGTTAACAATTTTGTTTCTGCTGGAGAATACTATGGTCCATTGAGGTTTGGAGAACCTGATGGTGGATTTAAACCTGGAGCAGTTGAAATTGAGATTGACGATTTTACCAAAAATTCTATCAATGATATAAACTTTATTCTTGGTAAACTAGTTCCAAAACCACCAGCAACAGTTTTAAATGCACCTTTGGATCTGGTTGGACTTGGAGTTGCAAGACTTTGTTCTGGATTTGCGTTTACAAATAATACTGTTGGTGTTTTTTCTCCTTCTGCTGGAACACAATACCCAAGAAATACCAGCAACTCAGTTACCTCTACTTGGTTAACTGAGTATGGTCCTGGAGATCAAGGCAATGTAAATGCAATGATCAACTTCAGTGTTGAGGGGCAAAGAATGATGACAAGTAACGATGTCATCAATCCAGACAATAGTATTACTAACGATGCTACTAGTGATGATGGAGTTTATGGTGCATTAGAAATCTTAAATGATAAAGATGCATTCTTCTCATCTAGAAATACTGGTATTGCATCGGATTTTTATGAGGTTTATGATTCTAGAATATTAAATGCCAATTCACCCAATGGCTTTAATATGGCATATATTCAACATCAGGTAGATACAAATATCTATGAGTCTGAAAAATATTTGTACTATGAAGATCCGAGTGCAGTATCTGCACCAGTCCTAATCTCAACAACTCCAATAACTCCACCTTCACCAACATTTAATTATTCTTCTGGAATTCCTCATTATACACAAGCATCTAACAATGCATTCTTTTATGAGATCATTTGCCAGAATGCAACTGGTGATATGTATTCTAACAATACATTCTTAACTTCTTCTGGACAAACTACAGGATTCCAGAATGGTGGTAATAAATCTTATACAGATTTTACTAATGGAGTTAATCCACCAGTAAGAAATTTTGGAGTTGGTGTTGGAGTTACTTGTACAGTTTCACAGACACCTAGAGATCTTCATATTAGAGTAACTGCAGATAACCAAAAGTTTTCAAACTATACTGCATCAACTCCTTATGGATCTGATGTTGTACGTGCGACTATACCACAAATTGTAAATATTATGGGTACAACTGCTAGAACAAATGTGATTGATGAAGATAATATTTTAGTTCAAACTTTGGGAACTGGATCTGGAAATGCAGTTAGAGTAAATGCTGGATCTGCTGGGGATAATCCAACTCCTGTTTATACCACTTGGGTTGCTTCTAATACTATGCCAACCTACGAAGCTGTTGTTGTTGGTGGAGACTTGAAGCATGACCAAACAAATTATTCCACAGGTCATCTTCCAGTTGGACCAGATTACTCTGTAGGTAGAACAGGATCACAATATTTTCAAATGCAGTTTATAAGATCTAATGTCTCTGAGTTTGAAATTGTAGTTAATGGTTCTTATACAGGATGTTGGATTTGTATGCCTGATAATCCTGCATGGACTTCATCTTTATCTGGTACTAATGGTTGGGCAGATATGTTCCAAGCATACCGTGGTTCTGGTATTCCAACAACTGCTCTTCCTGGAGCAGCATTTGCTGGTAATATGACAGGATCTACAGGAACCTTTACTGCAGTATTTGGAACTGAGTCATCGTCAAATGATGCTAACAATAGAATTCTAGTTAGATTTAAATTGAATTCTGGAAATCAGATCAACACTTTGTCATTTAGAAATACCTAATACTAAGATCTAAAAGAAATGGCAATTTCAATCCAACAAAAGGTTGACTACCTTTTAAAAAAGTTAGGTTATTCCTCATCAAAGACAGGAATTGCTGAAGATTCTAGTATTTCAGGAACAAAGAAGGCACCATTTGCTGAGGCACTTCCATCACCTTTAATCATATCAAATAATGGATTGTGGTTTGAGTCTGGATTAATACCAGTTACTCCTCCAACAACAGACTTAATTATCATTCCTGACGATTGGAGATATCCATCATACAAATTGATAGAAGTTTATGGGCAGACAAATGCATTTAGAATGACAGAAGATAATACGGTTGGTGGTAGAAGAAGTTTTATTGCAAGATCTGTATATGGTGATAATAGTTCTATCAATGTTATTAATTGGATAGACACACAATACGGACCAGATTATATCGTAGAGGTTTATGCTGGAGACCCAAATGCTGGGGGCATTAAACTTTCTGCAGGTGGTAGTGGAAGTAATGATGAATGGTTCTTTGACTATTCTTCTGGTGTTTTAAATTTCTCAGGTGATAATGTTCCTGGATTAATATCTGGTGGGTCTGATGTTTACATAAAAGGATGGAGATATGTTGGTGGTATCGGAGCGTTAACAGATTTTGATGGTGGAAGCTACTGAATTCGATAAATAGTTCAAAAATCTAATCATAGTACAATGACAGCAGGTTCGGCTTCCATAGTTAATCTAGTCATAGAAAAAGGAACTGATTTTGAATCTTCCTTCTTTTTAACAGGCGATGATGGAGGTCCATTGAACCTCTTATATTCTAATGCAATAGCAATATTAAAAAAACATCCATCTTCTCCCAAAGAGTATCCATTTAAGGTTGGAATTACTACTGCAGACTCTGAAGTTAATATATCTATGGGGAGAACAATGACTTCTACTCTACCTTCTGGTAGAAATCAATTTGATATTTTTATTGAAAATACTGAATTAGATTTTGTTGTTAGGGTTATCACTGGAACTGTAATTGTGGAGGACACGACCAGATGAGTAATAGAATCCTAGGATCAATTAGTTATGGAGTAACGGTAGGAGCAAAGACCACAAGAAAGTACAATGTCACAACAAGATCAGGAATAATTATGGCTAGAAAATTAGCAGATCTTCAAGACGTTGATTTGTCAAATCAGAGTGATCAGTATGTATTAATGTATGACTCTGCAACAGCGACATATAAGTCTGTTAACCCAGACCAAGTATTATCTTCTGCAGTTATATCTGAACCAAATCAACCTGGATTGCCACAAGAGGTTATTGATTACTTCAGTAATGTAGTCTCTCCACAATTCAGAAATCTTTCTGATGTTGATTCTACTAATGAGCAAAATAACTACATTATTATATACGATGCATCTACTGGCAAGTATACTGTTAAGAATCCAGATGAAGTTCTTAGAGCATCTGTCACAGATCCTATTGAGCCTGGTCTTCCAGATGAGCTTCTTGATCAACTTGATGTTGATCTTGATAATAGAATCGACTTTGACGGTGGAGAATATTGATTTAGAAATATACTTTCGATAAATAATAATACAAAACCCGTAAGATTCCAACAATGGCAAAATATTTAAGCCCAACTCAGAGGGAATTGACTATCGGTATAGAAGATTATACCGATAATGAAACAGTTTTGACAGTTATTGGTAATGCTAATATTACAGGAGACCTCTTAATTGATGGTGGTAGATTCCTAGTAGATTCTGAGACCTTTACACTTAGAGACCCTCTGATTGAGCTTGGTCTTGTAGATGATCCCGAAACTGGTGAGTTAGTTCCACCATCTCAAGATTTAGGTAATGATGTTGGTGTTGTTCTGAACTACTTTGATACTGCTACCAATGCATCAGAGAAAGCAGTAATGTATTATGATAATGATGATGACAGAATGAAGTTCGTTCAGCGTGCGGAGCTAGACGGCAACAGTGTTATTCCTGAAGCATACGCTGCTATTGAAGCAGGTGCTCTTTGGATTAATGACTGTGCTGGAAAGTCTCAAGTTATTGATTGTGTAAATGAAGAGAGACTGCTAACAAATATCACACTAGATTGTGGCGTATATGGCGCTTGAGTCGTCTTTATTATAAATAAAATTAACAAAAACAACTTTCTGCAATTGGGTTAATGGCAAATCCTAAGATTAGATTTAAAAGATCTTCTGTACCAAACAAAATACCGTCAGTTTCTGACCTTCCATTAGGTGAAATCGCCATCAACACTAATGATGGCGAGATTTACATTGCTAGAGAACGTCCTGGCATTGGAACGGACATCGTTAGAGTCGGTGCTGGAGCAACGGTAATAAATGTCCTATATGTAACGCAAGATGGTAACGACAACAACACAGGTAAGAAACTCGGAGACGCAAAAAGAACCATTAAAGCTGCCGTCGCAGAGTCTGTCCCAGGAACAGTTATTAAAATTAGTGCTGGAGTTTATCTAGAAGATAACCCAATCGTACTTCCCGATAACGTATCAGTCGTTGGAGACTCACTTCGTGAAGTTACGGTTACTCCAAAAAATCAAGGAGACTTGTTCTGGTTAGACAATGGATGCTACATTGCAGAAATGTCATTCATTGGACCTGAGCAAAAGTCTAATGGTGCTATTGTTACATTTAACCCAGAAGTTGTTCCTTATATTGATCAGTCGCCATATATTCAAAACTGCACCAACTTTATTCCAGGCACAATTGGTCTGAATATTGATGGTGAATATGCTATTGGACCTATTAAGTCCATGGTTCTTGACTCCTATACCCAGATTAACCCAGGTGGTTTAGGCGCTAAGATCTTCAACGAAGCATTCGCTCAGTTGGTGTCCATGTTCACCATCTGTTCAGATACCGCAATCCTTTGTCAGTCAGGTGGTGCTTGCGACCTTACCAACTCTAACTCATCATTCGGTAACTTCGGTCTTGTCGCTGATGGCGTTGGACCTCTCAAGTATACTGGTATTGTAACCACTGCAGCTGGAGTTGATGCATCTGTCTTTAAGATTAAAGTTGATGCAAACGCTCCTGTAATGAATGTCGTTGATGCTAAGTACGACTTTAGAACAGGTATTGGTACATTTGTTCTCGATAGAGAGCATAAGTTAAGCGTTGGTATGGGAGTTACCATCGCTGGTCTTGGATTCACATGTGATTCTGATGGTGGAGCTACTCAACTTGAGTATCCAACTGGTAACTATGGATACATTTTTGAGACAAGAACAGTTGCTCCTGGTAGATATGTAGATGCTAGTGAGTCGATTGAAGCAAATAGAACTGAGATTCTTGATAAGTCTCTTGCTTCTATTGCATTCAAGCACCCTGATTTCTACTTCCCAGGTGAAGCACAAACTAATGCTTCCTCAAGATTCTACGATTCATATCGTCTGATTCAACAGAACAAGCAGGAAATTGTTGATAGATCACTTGCTGAGATCTCTGTAAATCATCCAGACTTCTACTTCCCTAATGATCTTCAGACAAATGCAAGATCAAGATTCTTTGATTCTTATCGTCTGATCCAACAGAACAAGCAGGAAATCATTGATAGATCACTTGCTTCTATCTCATTAGAGAATCCTGACTTCTACTTCCCAGATTCTAGCAGAAATAGATTTAAAGATTCATATAATCTTGTTAATGCTAATAGAGACGAACTTATTGATAAGTCTCTTGCTACTATTTCTCTGTATCACCCAGACTTCTTCTTCCCAGATGATCCAGAAACAAACGAAAGATCAAGATTCTTTGATTCATATCGTTTGATTCTCGATAACAAGCAGGAAATTGTTGATAAGGCACTTGCAGGAATCTCCTTCAAGTATGATATGTTCGATTATTTCCTCTTCCCAGGAGATACTGAGACCACATCAAGATCAAGATTCTATGATTCTTATCGTTTAATCCAGCAGAACAAGCAAGAAATCGTTGATAAGTCTCTTGCTTCTGTAGCATTAAACTATGATCAGTTCTACTTCCCAGGAGATCTTGAAACCAATGCACGTTCAAGATTCGCTGATTCTTATCGTCTGATTCAACAGAACAAGCAGGAGATCATTGATAAGTCTCTCGGTGCTATTGCTATTGATCACCCAGACTTCTACTTCCCTGGTGATGACCAGACAACAGGTAGATCAAGATTCTATGATTCATATCGTCTGATTCAGCAGAACAGACAGGAAATTGTTGATAAGTCCCTGGCAGCAATTGCACTTGATTATCACGTCAGTGCTGGTGTCGGTAAGACATTTGCATTCCCAGGTGATGAGTACACCAACGCAAGATCAAGATTCTTTGACTCCTATCGTCTGATCCAGACAAATAGAAGAGAACTGATTGATAGATCAATTGGTAACATTGTTGTTAACTATGATCAATATCCAACTGATTGGGTATTCCCTGGTGACGATGTAACTAATGCAAGATCCAGATATTATGATTCATATCGTCTGATTCAAAAGAATAAGACTGATATTGTTAACGCTGCTTGGCTTGCAACAAGAAACCAGTATCCTGCAATTCTCTCAACTGAGACTAAGTGTAAGAGAGACCTTGGATACTTCGTTGATGCAGTATCACTCGACGTTTTAACTGGTGGTAACTCATACTCACAAGACTTCACACTTCAATACTTCGCAAATAATCAGCTGATTACAAATGGTATTGATGGTGAGGAAGTACAATCTATCTACGCCTTCAATCAAGCGCGTGATAAGATGTATGAGGCAATCACAAATAACCTCTCATATACTGATGCTGGAATCACTACAGCACCTGGCGCTTCTTCAAATAGCGACTCTGCTGCATGTCAAGATGTTCAAGACACAATTGCAACTCTGGTATTAATCATTACTGAGGCAATTGCTAATGAGCAAACAGGTTCGTTTGCAGCAACAAGAAACGTAGGTTACTTTGCTCAAGCAGGAATTGGAACTACCAGCACCCCTGGTGGATTCAAGTGTGCAAGAGACATTGGATACTTTATCGATTCTGTCTCAACTGACGTATTCACTGGAGGTAACGTTTACTCTAGAGAGTTTATCCTTGAGTATTTTGATGACGGAACTGGTCAACCAATTGGTGAAGGTCTCTATGAAGAAGAGCTTCAGTCACTGTATGGATTCATCGGCGCTGGTGAGTTCATGAAGGATGCGATCACCAACCAACTGTATACAAAGAACCTTGGAATCTCCTCTGGTCCTGCTGTTTACAATGGTCCTGGTATTGCATATACTGTATACCAATCTGGTAATGCTGATGCATGTCAAGATGTTCAGGATACAATCGACACTCTCGTAGGAATTGTTACTTCTGTTGTTGGTCTCGGAACTACTGCAACCGCTGGTGATGTAACCGCAACCATTAACCAAGGATACTTTGTTGCTTCTGATGCTGGTACTCCAGTTGTTGGATTCGGAACAACTTCATCCCCAGGTGGATTCAAGTGTGCTAGAGATACTGGATTCTTTATCGATGCTATCTCGATTGACCTCTTTACCGCAGGTAACTACTACTCTGATGGATTTGCACTCCAATACTTCGATAACGCTGCTCCAATCATTAATGGTCTCCTCGGTGAGGAAGGTCCATCAATCGTAGCGTTTGAAGCTGCTGGTGAGTACATGAAGGATGCAATCACCAACCAACTCTTTAATAAGGATGTTGGAATCTCTTCTGGTACTGCATACTTTGGTGTTGGTTCAACAAACATTCCTGTACTAAGATCTGGTAATGAAAATGCATGTCTAGATGTACAAGATAACATCGATTCCTTGGTCGGTATCGTCACTGTTGCTGTAGGTCTTGGAACAACAGGTCAACTTCCAACTACTACAGGTGCTCTTGATCTTGGAGAGTTTAATCAATCTTTAGGAATCAGCACATTCTCCCCAGGTGGATTTACTTGTGGTAGAGACATTAGATTCCTTGTTGATGCAATCTCCACTGACCTGTTCACTGGTGGTAATGCATACGCTGCAGGATTCTTACGTAACCAGTTCAAGGCTGCTGCAGGTTGGAAACCAACCGATGCTACTTATGATCCAGCAACTGGAGACTTCACTGCAATCATCGGAGCTGGTCACCCACTCCAAACCAATGATGTTATCTATCTTGACAAGGAAGGATTCACCTTCACTTGTGCAATGGATGGTAATAAGACAGAGCACTCTCTGCCAACCATTGGTCAATTAGCTTACACCAATGGATTAACAATCACTGGAACAAGCGCAACTTCATTCACAGTTAATGTTGGTGCTTCTGGTACTGACTGGTCATTCAACCCAACTGCTGCTACTTATGATCCAGCAACAGGTGACTTTACAGTTACTGTTGGTGAGCACTCACTGAGTGTTGGAGAGGGTGTTATCATCGAGGATAATTCCTTCACATTTAGTTGTGCAATGGATGGATTCCAAGCACAGAAGACTTATCCACGTCCTGGAATTGATCCATTTGCAGGTAGATCAGTTAAGATTACTTCAGTAACTTCGGATACTTTAACAGTTAACGTTGGTGCTTCTGGTCCTAACAAGTACTTTACTCCAACTGCTGCTGATTATAATGCAGCGACTGGTGATTTAACAGTTACTGTTGGTCAGCATGGTCTTGGAGTTGGACGTGGAGTTATCCTTGAGGATAATTCATTCGTCTTTACTTGCGACCAAGATGGTAATGCTACTCAGCATTCATATCCACGTTCAACTGATCCAATCTCTGGAGTATCTACATCAATTACTGCTGTTGGAATGTCTACCCACACAGTAACTAACGCAACATATGATGCTGCATCTGGTGATGTAGTACTTACAGTTGCATCTCATGGATTCACTAAAGGAGATTATATCAAACTTGACGATGCTTCTTTGACCTTCACATGTGTACTTGATGATAATACAGTATCTAAAGCATATCCTCGCGCTGGATATGATTATGCATCTGGTCGTTGGTTAGAAATCTCTGAAGTAACTCCAAATACATTTAAGATCAACATTGGCGCATCTTCTTACACTGGTGCTCACACCTTCGTAAGTGCAACTGCTAATGGACTTAAGAAGCAGACAGGAACATTTACAATTAATGTTGGTGATGCAGGAATCGCTGCTGGATCTGTTCACACCTTTGTTTACGCAGAGGGTAACGCTATCCGTCACGAGCCACAAACAACACATCAATTCGTAAGTGCAGATGCAGGTGCTGTTAAGCATCTTCCTCAGTCCGCTCACACATTTGTAAGAGCAACTACTGATTCAGTCAAGTCTTACGAACCAGCATATCGTGGATGGATTACAAGTGGACTTGCTGGCGAAGAAGCTCCTTCGAACAGTGCATTTATCGCTGCTGGTGGACTTATTAAGAAGGCATTGACCAACCAACTCTATAGAAAGGATGTTGGAATCTCTTCTGGTGCTGCTACTTATGGTGGCGCAGGTGGAGACATCCCTGTTCTTCCTTCTGGAAATATCAACTCCTGTCAAGATGTTCAGGATAACGTTGATACCCTGGTTGGAATCGTTACTGCTGTAGTTGGACTTGGAACAACCGCAACATTTGCAGATGCTCCAACATCAATCAACTCTGGTTACTATGATGTAACCGCAGGTATCGGAACAACTTCATCCCCAGGTGGATTCAAGTGTGCTAGAGACCTCGGATTCCTTGTTGATGCAGTCTCAACTGATATTCACGCAGGTGGTAACACATATACTAGAGACTTCTCACTCCTTTACTTCGATGGTGCTGGTAACCCAATCTCCAATGGTCTTGTAGGCGAAGAAGCACAATCACTGATTGCCTTCGAATCTGCCTCTGGATACATGAAGCAGGCAATTACCAACCAACTGAATGCTAAGGATGTTGGAATCTCCTCTGGTAAGGCAGCATTTAATGGTCCTGGCGGTAATATTCCTGTTCTCCTCTCAGGTAATGCTGAGGCTTGTACTGATGTACAGGCAGCAATTGAGAACCTTGTAGGTATTGCAACCGTTGCAGTTGGACTTGGAACAACCACTTCACTTCCTGCTGAAACTAAGGGTAACTTCCTTATCAACACTGATCCATTCACTAAGTTAACTATTCAAAATACTGCTGGATTTGGTAATACAACTCCAGGTGGTGTTAAGTGTGCTAGAGACGTTGGATACCTTGTTGACGCGCTCGCGATCGACGTATTCACAGGTGGCAACAGCTACTCCAGAGACTTCACACTGTTCTACTTCGATGGTGCTGGTAACCCAACTACAAATGGTTTACTTGGTGAAGAAGCTCCTTCTATCGTTGCATTTGACTTTGTTGCAGATCTCGCTAAGAAGGCAGTTACTAACCAACTCAACCGTAAGGATGTTGGAATCTCCTCTGGTCCTGCTACCTACGTTGGTGGTGGTACTTCAGAAGCAGTTCTTCCTTCTGGAAATGCAAATGCATGTCAAGATGTTCAGGATAATATCGACACTATCGTTGGTATTGTTACAGTCGCGATCGGTGCAGGTGCTACAACTGGATTACCAACTCTGAATGAAGGTTACTTCAATCAGGCAGGTATCGGAACAACTTCATCCCCAGGTGGATTCAAGTGTGCTAGAGACCTTGGTTACCTTGCTGACGCGGTTGCTGGAGACCTTTACACTGGTGGTAACAAGAACATTGTTGGATTCGCCCTCTCCTACTTCGATGGAGCAGGTAACCCAATCACCAACGGACTCCTTGGTGAAGAATCTGAATCTGTAACTGCATTCACTGCATTCGGAGATCTCTCAAGAGCAGCAGTTACCAACCAACTTAATGCTCAAGATTTGACACTCTCGCCTGATTGGGTAACTGGAGACAACAGAAATCCTGATTCTTGTGCAGATGTACAAAACTTCATTGAGAACCTTGTAGGCATCGCAACTGTCGCTGTCGGACTTGGAACAACAACTTCACTCCCAGTTGTTAATAAGGGATTTGATGAAAGAGATGATGAGCAGTATAGATACTTCGATTCTTACCGCCTGATTCAACAGAACAGACAGGAAGTAATTGATAGATCTATCGGTTCTATCGCTCAAGGATATGATGCATATGATACATTCTTCTTCCCAGGTGATCTGGAAGAAAATGCAAGATCTAGATTCTATGATGCATACAGAATGATCCAACTGAATAAGGATGTAATTGTTGGACTTGCATTTACAGATGCTGTAAACAATCCAAACTTCAATGCATTCAACTTCAGTGCAGTCGAAGATAAGTGTAAGAGAGACACAGGATTCTTCATCGATGCTATCTCCCTTGACGTACTTATTGGTGCTAACAAGTATGCTACAGAGTTTACTCTCCAATACTTTGATGGTGCTGGTAACCCAATCACTGGTGGATTAGTTGGTGAAGAAGATGAGTCAATCTTCGTCTTCCAAGCAGCAGCTAAGTACATGAAGAACGCACTTACCAACAACTTGGTTGGTGCAGCATACTCTGATCTTACCGTCTCCGCAGGTGGAACATACTTCGGAGTTGGATCTGATGTAACTAACACTGATCCTACCGCATGTCTTGACATTCAAGACCAAGTTGATACATTGACTGGCATTGTTACAGCAACTGTTGCTGCAGGAAATACCACTGGTCTTCCAACTATCACTGGCGGTATCTTTGATCAGAGCGTCTCTGCTGGCGCTACAACCCCAGGTGGTTATAAGTGTGCAAGAGACATTGGATTCTTCGTTGATGCGGTCTCAACTGACGTATTCATCGCTGGTAACAAGTACTCTCAAGAGTTTACTCTCCAATACTTCAATGAGTCTGGAGCAGTTTACATCGACGGTGGAGAAGTTGCTCCAACTGTTGTTGGTCTTGGCGGTGCTGGTGAGTTCATGAAGGATGCTCTCACTAACCAACTCTATAGAAAGGATGTTGGAATCTCTTCTGGTCCTGCTACTTATGGTGGACCTGGAGTTGCACATACCGTATTCATCTCTGGTAACGCTCTCGCATGTCAGGATGTTCAGGATAACGTTGATACTCTGGTTGGCATTGTAACAGTCGCACTTGGCGCTGGAACAACTGCTTCGCTCTCGGGTCTCACATACAACACTGGTATCTTTGATAGAGCAAGTGGAATCGGAAGCACTGAGAACCCAGGTGGTTACAAGTGTGCAAGAGACCTTGGATTCCTCATCGACGCAGTTGCAACTGACGTATTCAGTGGCGGTAATATCTACTCCAGAGGATTCTCTGAGCAGTATTACTACGCAGACGGAACCAAGATCAGAGGTGGTCTAGAAGGTGAAGAAGTACCTTCACTGACAGCATTCAGATACTCTGGTGAGTTCATGAAGGATGCTATCACTAACCAACTCTATCGTAAGGATCTGACATTATCAACTGGTCCTGCAAACTATGGTGGCGTTGGAATCGTTACCTACACTGCTTCTGGTAACGAAAATACCTGTCAGGATGTCCAAGGTAACATTGATAACTTGGTTGGAATCATCACAACAGTCATCGGAGCTGGTAACACCTCTGACCTGTACGATGGAACAATCGGAGTTACTGAAGGTTACTTCACACTCAACCTCGGTGAGTTTGGACAAACTGTTGGATTCGGAACAACCGCAGGTGATCTGGTCGGACTCGGAACTACTTCTTCCCCAGGTGGTTACAAGTGTGCAAGAGATATTGGATACCTTGTTGATGCTGTTGCAACTGACGTATTCGTTGGTGGTAACACTTACTCCAAGGACTTCGCAAGACAATACTTCGATGGAAACGGAAGACCAATTACTCCTGGTCTAAACGCAGAGAAGACAGAATCTGTAACGGCATTTATCGCTGCTGGCGATCTAATGGCGAAGGCAGTATCTAACCAACTCTACGCGAAGGATCTAACACTAACATTCGGACCTGAAGTTTACGGATCTGGTGGTTACACAGTTGTTTATACAAGATCGGGTAATCCTGATGCATGTCAAGATGTACAAGACTTCATCTCTAACAGAATCGGAATCATTACCGAGTCTATTGGAATTGGTACTCTTACAACTCTAGACAACTACGTAGATAATCCAGGATCGTTCCTTGATCAAGAGAATAAGTGCAGAAGAGATATCGGATACTTTGTAACATCTGTTCGCGATGACCTAGAAAATTCAACTAACGCGAATACAATCGCTGCGGTTAATTACTACTTCGATGAAGAAGGTGAACCACTTGCTAAGGGTCTACTTGGTGAAGAAGTTGAAACTGTAACTGCGTTCCGCGCATCTGCAGACTACATGCAGTTGGCAATCAATAACCAACTCAACAATAAGAACTTCGATCTCCTTGATGACGCAGCATACGGTTCAAACAATACTCCTGAGGCATGTCAGAATGTTCAGGATACAATTGATAACCTGATCGGAATTGCTACTGACGCGATCCTGAAGGGTGAACCATCACCAGTTAGAATCTCTGCAGCGTCTACATTCTTTACCGCTAACGTTGGTAAGGGACCATTCGCTCACTACTATACTCCAGGTTCTGGTGGTACTGTTCAAATCAATGCCCAGAGACCATTTGACGGTCAGGTAGCAGTCTTTGATAAGTTATATTATCAACTTGATAAGATCCAAGTTACCAACGGTGGTAGCGGTTATACCGAGACTCCTGAGGTAACAATTGCGGATCCAACAACTGAGTGGGGTGTTCCCGCGCAGGCGATTGCAACCGTTGAAAACGGTTCAGTCATCTCTGTTGAGGTTGTATCCAGTGGTAGAGGATTCGTTGTTCCTCCTGCAGTAAGCATCGCTGCTCCACAAGGAGCTGGTGGTGTCCAGGCAAGAATTGTTCCTTCTATCTATCCTTCATACTTCACAGTATCGAAGGCAACATTACCCGATAAGGTAACTGGAATCTCTACCGTCACATTTGACACCCAGGTTCCATATGATGTTGGAGTTGGAATGGATGTTTACTTCTATAAGCAGTCCAGAGTTCTTGCTTCATCACACGCATTTGAATACATTGGTTCTGGAATCAATGTCAAGACAGCATTACCACAAAATGGAGGAGTTACAATCCCAGAAAATGAAACCGTGAATCTGAATGGTGGTCTGGTGGTCTTCACCAGTACTGACCAGTCAGGTAACTTCAAGATCGGTGATGGACTGATTATTAACCAAAACACAGGAACAATCTCTGGAACGTCATATTCTAAGTCGTTGTTCTCCACCCTAACCCCATTCATTCTCGCACTCGGAGGAGAGTAATCCATGGCACTAGCCCTTAACGTATTCAAAACGATTACGAACGTTGTATCTCAGTCTCCAGTAGGAATCTATACAGCTCCCGTGGGATACACGGGGGTTCTCCTCCTGGCACAAGCATCAAATATCGGAGCGTCTAGTCAAGACATTAGCGTATCCCACAGAAGAACAAAAGCAGGTATTGCAGTGACAACAGAACTGTTTAATCAGTTCCCAATTCCTGGTAATGATTCCGCTAACCTGCTTGCAGGTAAGTTGGTTATGGAACAAGGCGATACACTTATGGTAAAAGGAAGTACAAATACAGATCTAAAATTGATTGTATCTGTTCTAGAAACACTCAACTGATTTAAAAATAATACAATTAAATCAATAATAAATAGGTGTATATACTACACCTATTTTTTTATGGCTAGGCAAAAGGGAGATGAATTTTCATATATCTCTGAAGACGACTATAAAACGTTGATAACTGTATATCAACAAAAAACATTTAAACTTTTTAATGAGAATATCTCTCTTGAAGCTAAGGTAGCAACTTTAAATTCATTAGTAGAATCTTTAAAAAATACGGTTCAAGACTTAACTGAATTATCAAAACAGCAGCAAGAAAAGGCAGCAAGAAGTTCTAGAAGATCCAGCAAAAAAGCAAAAGTTCAAGAAGAAGAAATTATTGAAGATGCTGGAGAATATGGAGATGAAGAAACTTTTAATTGAATAAATACTATATAAAGTTCTGTTATATAACAGAATCTACGGTATATACCACTCATGCATCAGGTTGATAAATGTCAAAATTTTTAAGCGAACGCAAGAAAAATCTTAGAATAGGTATAGCTTCTTATACCGACGACTCAACAGTACTTGAAGTAACTGGACGGGTCGGAATTGGCACAACCTATGCATCAGCGGAGTTATCTGTACAAGGAGATGCGACAATATCTGGGGTCCTAACCGCCTCAGATATTGTTGTATCTAATGATCTTGAAGTAGTTGGAGTAGTTACTGCAACCGAATATTATGGTGATGGATCAAAATTAAAAAATCTAATTACCGATAAATTATCAGATCCTCAAGGAACTGCACCACAATTTATTGGATTTGTAACTGCAACAACAGGCGTTGTTACATCATTTGCTTCTAATGAAGATTTTGTATTCGTTCCTCAAACAAAGAGTGTTGGTATTGGTTTAACCAATCCAGATGCAGATAAGAAATTAACCGTAGATGGTGATGTTAGAGTTACTGGATTTGTAACTGCATCGGAATTTTTTGGTGATCAAGTTATTGGAACCCCATCTGCTGGTTTCTTACCTGGAGCAGTTGGAATTGAGACTGGAGATTATACCAAAGACTCTGTGAATGAAATTAATTTTATTCTAGGGAAATTGGTTCCAAAACCACCAGCAACTATTTTAAATGAACCATTCTCTTTGACTGGGTTGACTGGTGTTGGAAGATTGTGTTCAGGATTTAATCCTACTAACAATACTGATGGTGATTTGACGCCATCAGCAGGTACACAATATAGTAGAAATACTGATAATACCGTTACTTCAAATTATATTACAGAATATGGTCCAGGAGATGCTGGAACAGTTACTGGATTTGTAAATGCTGTTGGAGTTGGTACTACAGATTTATCCATTGGATCTAATGATGGCATCTATGGTTCCTTGCAAATTGCAAACAATAAAGATGCATTCTTCTCATCAAGAAATCCAGGGATTAACTCTGAATTTTATGAAGTTTATGATGCCAGATTGATTAATGCTCCATGTCCTGATGGATTTAATAAAGCATTCATTCAACAGTTTGCATATACTACCCAGCAGGCATATTGGTATGAGGATGGAAGTACAGTCACTGCACCTGTTTTAAGTGTTACTACTCCAGTAACACCACCTTCACCAACTTTGAATTATTCTTCTGGTGTACCACATTACACACAAGATTCTAGCAATGCATTTACTTATGTAATAACTTGTGAGAATGCTACGGGTGATATGTACACTCAGAATACCTTTCTGACATCTAGTGGTCAAACTACTGGATTTCAAAATGGTGGAAGTAAAAGTTATACTAATTTTGATGGAGGTGTTAATCCACCAGTTCAGAATTATGGTGTAGGTACTGGCGTAACATGTTTAGTTTCTCAAACACCTAGAGATCTTCATCAAACAGTTAATACTGATGCTACTAGATTCTCTACCTACACTGCAACAACTCCTTATGGGTCAGATACAGTAAGAGCAACTATAACTCCTGCAGTCAATATGATGGGAACAACTGCAAGGACTAATATTATTGATGAAGATAACATTGCAGTTAATAGTTTAGGAACTGGTTCTGGAAATGCTGTTAGAGTGAACGCTGGATCTAGTGCAGATAATCCCACACCAGTTTACACATCATTTAGTGCTTCTACTACTGCAGCAGCATATGAATCTATTGTTAGAGGAGGTGCTTTGAGGCATGATCAAACAGATTATTCTAGTGGATCTTGGTTACCAGTAGGACCAGATTATTCTTCTGGTAGAACTGGAGCACAATATTTCCAATTGCAATTTATAAGATCTCAGGTATCTGAATTTAGAATAGCAGTTAGTGGATCGTATGCAGGATGTTGGGTATGTATGCCCGACAATTCTACATGGACTTCATCTTTATCTGGTACTAATGGTTGGGCAGACATGTTCCAAGCATATAGAGGTGCTGGTGTACCAACATCAGCAGAACCAGGATGTTCTTCGGGTGGTGCAATGAATGGTTCTGGCGGAACATTTACATGTGTATTTGGTACAGAATCTTCATCTAATGACTCAAACAATCGCATTTTGATTCGTTGGAGATTGAACTCTGGGCAGTCAATTACTGCCATGTCATTCACGTCTACATAAGGTAAGGGGAAGTAAGATCTGTGGCAGCATCTCAAGAACAAAAGCTAGATTTTCTATTAAAGAAGATAGGTTATACCGCATCCAAAACTGGTATAGCTGAGGACTCTACTTTATCAGGCACCAAAAAAGCACCATTTGCGGAAGCTATTCCTTCGCCACTGGTAATTCGTTCTGATCTTATTTGGTCAGAGAGTGGAGATATTCCAGGAACTCCACCTTCAGCAACTAGTTCTATTGTACAGGTATATGGAACAGCAAGTGCTTTAAGATTAACGGCAGACCCCACTGTTAGTGGTAATAGAGCATTTTTATGTAGAGCAACGTATAATAATAACAGTTCAACACTTCTGGGTGATTGGATTGATCCTAGCTTTGGTCCAGATTACATTGTTAAAGTTTATAGAGGTGATCCTGCTTCTGGTGGTGTGCAGCTATCTGCAGCTGGTGCTGGATCAAATGATACTTGGTTCTTTGATTATGCTGCAGGTGTACTTAACTTCAATGGAACTGTAGTCCCTTCTGGAGTAAACTCTGGAAATGTTTACCTTGTTGCTTATAGGTACAAGGGACCAAAGGGTGTTGTTACCCAAGGATCATCTCCATCTTTTGATAATATTATTTCTGGTATTCTAACTGCAGATGCATTCTATACTGGATTTGATACAAATAGTTCATTAGCACTTACTGGTGATAAAATTTTAGGTCCAGCATCAATTAGTATTGTACCATTCCAAGATGGTGTTGTATTCATTGAGGGTGACCTTCAAATCAAAGGAACTCCGATTGGATTTAGTAGTAGTCAAATTACATTCTTCGATAATGATGTTGTTCTTGGAACAGATTCTATTATCTTTAATGCTAATGAGACATTAGAATCTAATCTTGACGGATCTGTTATTGGTATTGGTTCTACATCAGTAAGAAAATCAATAAAATACAAATTCAGTATTGATGCTTGGCAATCTAGTGTGAACTTTGGTGTTCATGAACCAGATGGAGCATACTATGTTGCTGAAAATGAAGTATTAAATGCAACTACGCTTGGATTAGGAATTACAAATTCAAATCTTAGATCTGCAAATCCTGGATTTATTAATGATAGGGTACAAACTCAGGCACAACCAGAGGATTTTATTCTCTTCTATGATCAGACTGATGGTTTATTAAAGAAAGATACAATTTTGAGTGCTGCTTTACAAGGTGCTCAAGGTCTGCAAGGTCTTCAGGGTCTTCAAGGTAACCAGGGCAACCAAGGTAATCAGGGTAATCAAGGTCTTCAAGGCAACCAAGGTCTACAAGGTTTACAGGGTTTACAAGGTCTTCAGGGTCTTCAAGGCAATCAAGGTCTGCAAGGTCTTCAGGGCAACCAAGGTCTTCAGGGTGTTGCTGGTCCAGTAGAAGGTGATCCATATCAGGTAATCTTCAAAAATGCATCTAATCTCCCACAAGGTTCTGATGATCTAAGATTTGATGCCAACAGTAATCTTTATGTTGCTGGTATTGTTACTGGTACATCATTTAAGACTGGAGCACTTGGACAAGCAATTATTGTAAATAGTGATTCTATCACTGGTCCATCAACAATTACCCTTGACCCAGCAGGTGTTGGTGATAACACAGGTATTGTTAGAATTAAAGGCAACCTAGTTGTTGATGGTGAAACAATCACAATTAGTACTGGTACTCTGGATATTCCAGACTTCAAGATTGGAATTGCAAAATCGGTAGGAGATAATGCTCTCCTAGATGGTGCTGGTATTGGTATCGGTTCAACATCAATTAGAAAAGATATTGTTTGGCAATCTGGAACAGCATCTATTTACATTACAGAAAATGTAAACGTTCCAAGTGGAAAAGTTTATAAAATTAATGGAAATACTGTATTAGAAGAAACAACTCTTGGTACAGGAGTTACAAATTCTTATCTTACTAATGTATCTCCAAATCTTATATTCCAAAAACCACAATTAACTGGAGATATTCAACAGTCAGATCTACTTCTTTTATATGATATTAGTGATTCTAGCTTAAAGAAAGCAACGATTACTGACGTATCTATTCAAGGTGTCCAAGGAACACAAGGTCGTCAAGGTAATCAGGGCAATCAAGGTAACCAGGGCAACCAGGGTAACCAAGGTAACCAAGGTAACCAAGGAAATCAGGGCAACCAAGGTTTACAAGGTCTACAAGGTAATCAGGGTAACCAGGGCAACCAAGGTAATCAGGGCAATCAGGGCAATCAAGGTAACCAGGGACTTCAAGGTGTAGGTTCTCAAGGTGTACAGGGTCTACAAGGTTTACAGGGTCTACAAGGTAACCAGGGATTACAGGGTGTAGGTGCTCAAGGTCTCCAGGGTAACCAAGGTCGTCAAGGCAACCAAGGTAACCAGGGTCTCCAAGGTAACCAAGGTAACCAAGGACTTCAAGGTCTTCAGGGTGGTATTGGTGATAGAGGAGGTATTCGTTATGAATGGGTTCAGAGTACAACAGATCAAGATCCTGGAAATGGTAATGTTGCATATAACAACTCGGCAATAAACTCAGTTACTCAAATTTATATTGATAACTTAGATGATCTTGGTAATAATCAGACTGCTTGGTATGATGTTTGGGATGATACTGAGAATCCAGATAGAGGATACTTATACTTTATCTCTGCGGATATTTTATCTGGAACTACAGTAAACATTTTTAGAATTAATGGTGTTAATCAAGTTGCATCTGGATACTATAAAATTTCAGTAGAGTATGTAACTGGTACATTACCTTCTAATGGTGACATTTTAACACTGTTCCATAGTAGAACTGGTATTCAAGGTTTACAAGGAAACCAGGGCAACCAAGGTAATCAAGGTAATCAAGGCAACCAAGGTAATCAAGGCAACCAGGGTCTCCAAGGTCTCCAAGGTCTTCAAGGTAACCAAGGCAACCAAGGTAATCAGGGTAACCAGGGTAACCAGGGCAATCAAGGTAATCAGGGTAACCAAGGTAACCAGGGTATGCTTGGAGACCGTGGTGGTATTCGTTATGACTTTGATTCTACTACCACAGCAGGTACGGGTGGACAAGGATCATTAAGGTATAACAATGCTACCGCAGCAAATATTACAGAATTATATTTTGATGATACAGATTCTTTTGGATCTGATCAAACTGGTTGGTACGATACATTTGACGATACTCAGTTAAATGCTGGACTAAATCGTGGATACCTCTATGTAACCTCGGCAGATTCTGGTGGTAATGTAACTTCTATATTCTATGTTGATGATGCTGTAATAGATAACACTACTTATTGGACTGTTCCTGTAACTTATGTAAGTGGTGATATTCCTTCAAATGGTCAAGAAGTAACGGTACTATTCACTAAGAGTGGAACTCAGGGTGTCCAAGGTAACCAGGGCAACCAAGGCAACCAAGGTAATCAGGGTAACCAAGGTAACCAAGGTAACCAGGGACTTCAAGGCAACCAAGGTAATCAGGGTAACCAAGGTAATCAAGGTAACCAAGGTAATCAGGGCAACCAGGGTAATCAAGGTTTACAAGGTCTCCAAGGTCTCCAAGGTCTACAGGGTAATCAAGGCAACCAAGGTAACCAGGGCAACCAGGGTAATCAAGGCAACCAAGGAAACCAGGGTAATCAAGGTTTACAAGGTAACCAGGGTATGCTTGGAGACCGTGGTGGTATTCCTTATAGATTTAATACTGCTACTGGATCTGGATCTTCAGGTGATGGAGATTTTAGATTTAATAATAGTACCATTGGTAGTGTAACTCAAATATATGTTGATGATAATGATATCTTTGGAGTAGATCACTCTGCTTGGGTTGCAAATTGGGATGATACTCAAGTTATTGCTGGAGAAGGTAGGGGATACATTTATATTACCTCAGCAGATTCTGCAACTAATGTTAGTGCAATATTTGAAGTAACTGGGGCAATAACAGACCAAACTGATTATCAGGAAATACCTGTTACTTATTTGAGTGGTAATATTCCTTCTAATGCACAAGATATAACCATCTTCTTTACAAAGACAGGTATTCAAGGTCTACAAGGTAACCAGGGTAACCAGGGTAATCAAGGCAACCAAGGAAACCAGGGTAACCAGGGTAACCAGGGCAACCAAGGATTACAGGGTCTCCAAGGTCTCCAAGGTCTTCAAGGTAACCAAGGCAACCAGGGTAACCAAGGTAATCAAGGATTGCAGGGTAACCAAGGTAACCAGGGCAACCAAGGTAATCAAGGTAACCAGGGTAATCAAGGTAATCAGGGACTTCAAGGAAACCAAGGTCTGCAGGGTATGCTTGGAGACCGTGGTGGTATTCCTTATGAGTTTGATACTACTACCGCAGCAGGTTCTGGTGGTCAAGGGGTATTAAGATTTGATAGTCCAGCTATTGCAAACGCAACTACACTTTATTTTGATGATACAGATCTATTTGGAATAGATCAAACCGCTTGGTATGATACTTGGGACGATACTCAAGTTAATGTTGGAGAGAATCGTGGATACATTTATATTACTACCTCAGATTCTTCTACAAACACAAGTATTATCTTTGAAGTAGATGGTTCTGTATCTGATAATGGTTCTTATTATAGTATTCCAGTAAACTATTTAACTGGATCTCTTCCTTCTAATGGATAAGAATTAACAGTATTCTTCACTAAAACAGGTACACAAGGTTTACAAGGTAACCAAGGTCTTAGTGGTAGAAATGCTGAAACTACTTATGTTTATACATTCAGTTCTTCAACAGGTGCAGCAAATCCTGGATCTGGAAGATTAAGATTTGATAATTTCTCAACTCAGTCTAGTGCAACTGAGTTGTACATTGCCAACACTGATAGTGGTGGAACTGATCTGTCAGACTTCCTTGCAGATATTGAGAACTATGGAATTCTAGAGAGACAAGCTCTTGTTAAGATTGTAGATCCTGTTGATGCATCCCAATATCATTTGTTTGTTGTTGGTAATACTCAATTACAAACTGGTGGTGCTACTGGATGGTTCTCATTTGACATTACCCAATTCTATGCATCTTCTGGAAACTTCTCTAATAACGATACAGTATTCATTAGCTTCTCGTTTATAGGACCTCAAGGTGTTCAAGGTAACCAAGGTCTCCAAGGACTCCAAGGTAACCAAGGTAATCAAGGTAACCAGGGCAACCAAGGTCTCCAAGGTAACCAGGGTAATCAAGGTAACCAGGGTAATCAAGGTAATCAAGGAAACCAGGGCAACCAAGGTCTCCAAGGTCTCCAAGGTCTGCAAGGTCTCCAGGGTAACCAAGGTAACCAGGGTAACCAAGGTAATCAAGGATTGCAGGGTAACCAAGGTAACCAGGGCAACCAAGGTAATCAAGGTAACCAGGGTAACCAAGGTAATCAAGGATTGCAGGGTAACCAAGGTAACCAGGGCAACCAAGGTAATCAAGGTAACCAGGGTAATCAAGGCAATCAAGGTCTACAGGGTAACTACGGCAACCGTGGTGGGGTTCCTTATATCTTCTCTACAACTACACAGAATGGAGATCCTGGTAATGGTAATTTTAGATATAATAATGCAACCATTGGTTCTGTAACCGAAATTTATATTGATAACTTAGATGACCTAGGTAATGATCAGACCGCTTGGTATGATGTTTGGGATGATACTCAACTAAATGCAGGTTTAAGTCGTGGTAATCTTGTAATAACATCTGCAGATAGTGCAGATACTAATGTAAATATCTTTAATGTTGTAGGAGCAGTTACAGCAGAGACTGGTTATTACAGAGTTCCTGTTGCATATGTATCTGGATCTTTACCAACCAACTCTGAAAAGTTAGTATTTAACTTTACAAGATCTGGTGTCCAAGGTGTTCAAGGTTTACAAGGTCTTCAAGGTCCAGATGGTGTAAGTTCTGGAGATACTTTTGAATACTTCTATTCAACAAGCACTACAGCCGCAGATCCTGGACAAGGATTTATAAGATTTGATAATAGTACAATTGAGAATAGTACAGAAATATACCTTGATCATAGAGATGAAAATGGATCAGATTTAAGTGACTTCTATTCATTCGTTGATCAATATGGATCTCCTGGAAATAAGGGATTTGTTAAGATTCAGTCTCAAACAAATGCAAATAACTTCTATATTTTTAGACTTGGTGGAGTTATTTTAGAGTCTGCTGGTGCTAATGGATGGAGTACATTAGATTTAACTTCAAATGTTAGTGCTGGTACTGGATTCTCTAATAATGAAGCAATATTCTTAAGTTTTGGTCTTGCTGGTATTCAAGGTACTCAAGGTAACCAAGGTAATCAGGGACTCCAAGGTAATCAAGGTAACCAAGGTAACCAGGGTAATCAAGGTAATCAGGGTAATCAAGGTAACCAGGGCAATCAAGGCAACCAGGGACTTCAGGGCAATCAAGGTAACCAGGGTAACCAAGGTAATCAAGGTAACCAGGGTAACCAAGGTCTCCAAGGCAATCAAGGTAACCAGGGTAACCAAGGTAATCAAGGTAACCAGGGTAACCAAGGTCTCCAAGGCAATCAAGGTAACCAAGGTAATCAAGGTAACCAGGGTAATCAGGGTAACCAAGGTATGCTTGGAGACCGTGGTGGCATTCCTTACTTATTTGACACAACTACTACCGCAGGATCTGGTGGTCAAGGAAGAATTAGATTCAATAGTGGAACAATTGGTAGTGTAACTGAACTTTATTTTGATGATACAGATTCATTTGCTGTTGATCAAACTGGTTGGTATGATACTTGGGATGATACTCAAGTCAATTCTGGTTCAAATCGCGGATATGTATATATTACGTCTGCAGATAGTTCCAGTAATACTACAGCAATCTTCTATGTAGATGATGTTGTTACTGATAATGGTACTTATTATACCATCCCTGTTACTTTTGTAAGTGGAAATCTACCTACAAACAATCAAGAACTTACAGTCTTCTTTACAAAGACAGGTATTCAGGGTCTCCAAGGTAATCAGGGTAACCAAGGCAATCAAGGTAATCAAGGTAACCAAGGTAATCAAGGACTCCAAGGTAATCAAGGTAACCAGGGCAACCAGGGTAATCAGGGTAACCAGGGACTCCAAGGTAATCAGGGTAATCAGGGTAACCAGGGACTCCAAGGTAATCAGGGTAACCAAGGCAACCAAGGTAATCAGGGTAACCAAGGCAACCAAGGTAATCAAGGATTGCAAGGTCTCCAAGGTCTACAAGGTCTCCAAGGTCTACAAGGTAACCAAGGTAATCAGGGTAACCAAGGTCTCCAAGGCAATCAAGGTAACCAAGGTAACCAGGGTAACCAAGGAAATCAAGGTCTCCAAGGCAATCAAGGAAACCAAGGTAATCAAGGTAACCAGGGTAACCAGGGTAACCAAGGAAATCAAGGTCTCCAAGGCAATCAAGGAAACCAAGGTAATCAAGGTAACCAGGGCAACCAGGGTAATCAGGGTATGCTTGGAGACCGTGGTGGTGTTCCTTACTTATTTGACACAACTATTACAGCGGGATCTGGTGGTCAAGGAAGACTTAGATTTAATAATGGAACAATTGCCAATGTTACAAACATGTATTTTGATGACACTGATGAATTCGGTGTTGATCAGACTGGTTGGTATGACACTTGGGACGATACGGTAGTTAATGCGGGACTCAATAGAGGATATATTTACATTACTTCCGCAGACTCTGCAACTAATGTTACTGCGGTATTCTATGTAAACAATACTGTTGAGAACAATACTTCATATTATAGAGTACCAGTTACTTATCTAAGTGGTAATCTCCCCACAAATGGTCAAGCAGTAACGGTATTCTTTACAAAGACAGGTGTTCAGGGTGTTCAAGGTAACCAGGGTAATCAAGGTAATCAAGGTAACCAGGGCAACCAGGGTAATCAGGGTAACCAAGGTAATCAGGGACTTCAAGGCAACCAGGGTAATCAAGGTAATCAAGGTAACCAGGGCAACCAGGGTAATCAGGGCAACCAGGGTAATCAGGGTAATCAAGGTCTACAAGGATTGCAAGGATTACAAGGATTGCAAGGCAACCAAGGTAATCAAGGTAATCAAGGTAACCAAGGTCTCCAAGGCAATCAAGGTAACCAGGGCAACCAAGGCAACCAAGGTAACCAGGGTAATCAAGGTAATCAGGGACTTCAAGGCAATCAAGGACTTCAAGGCAATCAAGGTAACCAAGGAAATCAAGGTAACCAAGGTAATCAAGGTCTTCAAGGTAATCAAGGCAACCAGGGTAATCAAGGCAACCAAGGTAATCAGGGTAACCAAGGTAATCAGGGTAACCAGGGTAACCAGGGTATGCTTGGAGACCGTGGTGGTGTTAGGTATTCCTTTGATACTACTACAACTGCAGGAACAGGTGGACAAGGTGTTATTAGATTCAATGATTCCAATATTGCAAACGTAAGCACTCTTTATTTTGATGATACAGATTCATTTGGTGTTGATCAAACTGGTTGGTACGATACTTTTGATGATACAATAGTAAATAATGGACTTAATAGAGGTTACATTTATATTAGTAGTGCTGATAGTACATCAAATGTAACAGCAGTATTCTTTGTTGATGGTCCAGTAGTTAATAATGGAACATACTACAGCGTACCTGTAAATAACCTTACTGGTTCTTTACCATCAAATGGGCAAGATTTGAGTGTTGTCTTTACTAAGAGTGGACAGCAAGGTGTTCAAGGCAATCAAGGACTCCAAGGCAATCAAGGTCGTCAAGGTAACCAGGGTAACCAGGGCAATCAAGGTAATCAGGGTCTTCAGGGTAATACTGGTAGTCGTGGAGGAAATCCATATATCTTCTCTACAACCACTACTAATGCAGATCCTGGAAATGGTGTCGTAAGATATAACAATAGCAATATTGCATCTGTTACTGAATTTTATATTGATAACTTAGATGATCTAGGTAACAATCAGACGGCATGGTATAACACATGGGATGATACTGTAACAAATACTGGATTGGTTAGAGGTTATTTGTATATAACTTCTTCTGACTCCAACCAAACTACAGTAAATGCTTTTGCAGTTAGTGGAGATGTTATTGCTCAAACTGGATATTATAGAATACCTGTTACCTACATTTCTGGTACTTTACCAGGAAATAATGAACAGTTATCAATTAACTTTACTCCTGCAGGTGCTCAAGGTCTCCAAGGTAATCAAGGTCTTCAAGGAAACCAGGGTATTAAAGGTAGAGATTCTGAAAATAGTTACAATTATTTCTATAATAATTCAACCACTGCAAGTGATCCTGGAAGTGGTAATTTAAGATTTAATAATGCAAATATTGCTAGTGCAACAGCAGTTTATATTGATAATACAAACAGTGATAATGTAAATCTTGACACATTCCTACAAACAATTACTGAATATGGATCGGTAAACAAGAGAGGATTCATCAGAATTGGTCTTGCTAATGATTTAACAGCATACAATGTATATGAAATTACAGGAGTTACTCAAAATGCTTCTGGTGCTGGTGGATGGCACACTATTTCAATTACTAATGTTATATCAACAACCACAACTATCAGTAATAATACTGAACTAATTGTAAGTATTTCTGTTGCTGGACCTCAAGGTACTCAAGGTAACCAGGGTAACCAGGGTAATCAGGGTAACCAGGGTCTACAAGGTAACCAAGGACGCCAAGGCAACCAGGGCAACCAAGGTAATCAAGGTAACCAAGGTAATCAAGGTAACCAAGGAAATCAAGGACTCCAAGGCAACCAAGGCAACCAAGGTAATCAGGGTAATCAAGGCAACCAGGGTAACCAGGGATTGCAAGGTAACCAAGGTAACCAAGGAAATCAAGGTAATCAGGGTAACCAAGGTATGCTTGGAGACCGTGGTGGCATCCCTTACCTATTCGATACTAACACTGCTGCTGGATCTGGTGGTCAAGGAAGACTTAGATTCAACTCTGGTACTATTGGTAGTGTCACAAACATGTATTTTGATGACACTGATGAGTTTGGAGTAAATCAAACTGGTTGGTACAATACTTGGGATGATACAGTAGTTAATGCTGGTTTAAATCGTGGTTATATCTATATTACATCGGCAGACAGTTCAACAAATGTTACCGCAGTATTCTATGTAAACAATACTGTTGAGAACAATACTTCATATTATAGAGTACCAGTCACATACTTGAGTGGTAATTTACCATCAAATGGTCAAGAAGTAACAGTCTTCTTTACAAAAACTGGCGTACAGGGACTTCAAGGTAACCAGGGTAATCAAGGCAACCAAGGTAATCAAGGACTCCAAGGTAATCAAGGTAACCAAGGTAATCAGGGCAACCAAGGTAATCAAGGTAATCAGGGTAACCAGGGTAACCAGGGTAACCAAGGATTGCAGGGTAACCAAGGCAACCAAGGTAATCAGGGTAATCAGGGTAATCAAGGCAACCAAGGTAATCAAGGACTCCAAGGTAATCAAGGTAACCAAGGTAATCAGGGCAACCAAGGTAATCAAGGTAATCAGGGTAACCAAGGTAATCAAGGTCTACAAGGTTTACAGGGTATCGCTGCTGCAAGATCTCTCGGATCTACATTTGAATACACTACTTCTACTGCAAACTCTGATCCAGGAACAGGACATCTTGGATTTAATGCCGCTGTAACTGCAAACTTCACAACATTCAGAATTAGTGAAACTGATATTAACTTGAGTGATGTTGAAGGTATTCTTGCTTCTCTAGATTATTCTGATAACATTCCTAGATCTATTGTTACTGTTCAAAGAGAAGTTAATAACTTAGATTATGTTATCTTCTCCATTGAAAGTGCTAGAACAGATAATGGTGGATGGAGAAGTTATTCATGTACAAAGATTGCACAGACTGGAACATTCTCTGATGGTGATAAGGTCTTTGCTGTTATCCAACCAGTTGGTAACCAGGGTGTTCAAGGTCTCCAGGGTAACATTGGTAACCGTGGTGGAGTTCCTTATGACTTCCAAGGATCTGGTGGAGGAGCTCCTGGATCAGGTACAGTTACATATAATAGTGGAACATTCTCCAGTATTACTGAACTTAGAATCAATGATATTGATGCTTTAAGTAATGACCAGTCAAACTGGATTGCAAGTTGGGATGATACAGCATTAACTGGTGGATTGAACAGAGGTTATATCTACCTTATCTCTGCAAACTCCGCACAAAATACTGTCAATATTTTTGAAGTTGATGGTAGTGCAACAAATAATGGATCATATTACACTATTCCAGTCAATCCTATTAGTGGTTCTGTTCCCTCAAACGGAACAGAACTTACCATAGCATTTACAAGATCTGGTGTCCAGGGTGTTCAAGGTAATCAAGGCAACCAAGGTAACCAAGGACTGCAAGGTAACCAGGGCAACCAAGGAAACCAGGGTAACCAGGGTAACCAGGGTAATCAGGGTAACCAAGGTAATCAAGGATTGCAGGGTAACCAAGGTAACCAGGGTAACCAGGGTAATCAGGGTAACCAAGGTAATCAAGGATTGCAGGGTAACCAAGGTAACCAGGGTAACCAGGGTAATCAGGGTAACCAAGGTAATCAAGGATTGCAGGGTAACCAAGGTAACTACGGTAACCGTGGTGGAGTTCCTTATAACTTCTCTACAACCACTACTAACGCAGATCCTGGAAATGGAAATGTAAGATATAACAATGCAACAATGAGCTCAGTGAGCTTCATTTATATTGATAACTTAGATGTTCTTGGCAACAATCAAACTGGGTGGTACAACACTTGGGATGATACTACATTAAACACTGGTCTTACTAGAGGTAATCTTGTAATAACATCTGCGGATAGTGCAGATAATAATGTAAATGTATTCAATGTCACGGGTGCAGTTCAAGTTGCTTCTGGTTTCTATAGAATCCCAGTATCATATGTGTCTGGATCTAGACCTGCAAATACTGAGAAGTTAGTATTTAACTTCAATAGAGCAGGTACTCAGGGACTCCAAGGTAACCAAGGCAACCAAGGTAATCAGGGTAACCAAGGTAATCAGGGTAATCAAGGTAATCAGGGACTCCAAGGTAACCAAGGCAACCAGGGTAACCAAGGCAACCAGGGTAACCAAGGCAACCAAGGAAACCAAGGTCTCCAGGGTAACCAGGGTAACCAAGGCAATCAAGGTAATCAGGGACTTCAGGGCAACCAGGGTAATCAAGGTAATCAAGGTAACCAGGGTAATCAGGGTAACCAAGGTAATATCGGTAACCGTGGTGGAGTTCCTTATCGTTGGGGAGGAACAGGAGTTCCTTCATCTGGACAAGTAAGATATAACAACGGAACCTTTGCTAGCATCACTGCAATTCAAGTTCATGATATTGATCAATTAAGTAATGATCAATCAAACTGGATTGCAAGTTGGGATGATACAACATTAACTGGAGGATTGAACAGAGGTTATATTTACATAATCTCAGCCCTATCTTCACAAACCACAGTAAACATTTTTGAAGTTGATGGAAATATTTCAAATAATGGTTCTTATTATACCATTCCAGTTAATCCGCTCAGTGGGACAAATCCTTCCGTAAACCAAGAAATTACTTTAGCATTCACAAGATCTGGTGTTCAGGGTCTCCAAGGTAACCAAGGTAATCAAGGTAACCAAGGTAATCAAGGTAACCAGGGTAATCAGGGTAACCAAGGTAATCAAGGTAATCAGGGACTCCAAGGTAACCAAGGACGCCAAGGTAACCAAGGTAATCAAGGTAATCAGGGTAACCAAGGTAATCAAGGTAATCAAGGACGCCAAGGAAACCAGGGTCTTCAGGGTAACCAAGGACGCCAAGGTAACCAAGGTAATCAGGGTAATCAGGGTAACCAAGGTAACCAGGGCAACATTGGTAACCGTGGTGGAGTTCCTTATGCATATGGAGGAACTGGAGCACCATCTTCTGGTCAAATTAGATTCAATAATGCAACAGCATCTTCTGTAACTTCTATTACAGTTAATGATATTGATGCTTTAAGCAATAATCAATCGGGATGGATCGCAAGTTGGGATGATACAACACTAACTGGAGGATTGAATAGAGGTTATATTTACATAATCTCAGCTCTATCTTCAGATAATACTGTTGTTATTTTTGAAGTTGATGGAAATATAACTGATAATGGTACTTATTATACCATCCCAGTCAATTATCTTGCAGGTACTTCACCATCAGTAAGTGAAGAAGTAACGCTAGCATTTACAAGATCTGGTGTTCAGGGTGTACAAGGAAGACAAGGTACACAAGGTAATCAAGGTCGTCAAGGTAATCAGGGTCTCCAAGGAAACCAAGGTCGTCAGGGTCGTCAAGGTAACCAAGGTAATCAAGGTAACCAAGGACGCCAAGGTAACCAAGGTCTTCAGGGTAATCAAGGTCGCCAAGGACGCCAAGGTAACCAGGGTCTCCAAGGAAACCAAGGACGCCAAGGTACGCAAGGTTTAAGTAACCAAGGTACACAAGGTAACCAAGGACGCCAAGGTAACCAGGGTAACCAAGGACGCCAAGGTACGCAAGGTTTAAGTAACCAAGGTACACAAGGTAACCAAGGACGCCAAGGTAACCAAGGACGCCAAGGTAACCAGGGTCTCCAAGGAAACCAAGGACGCCAAGGACGCCAGGGAACTCAAGGTCTTCAGGGACGCCAAGGTACACAAGGACGCCAAGGTACGCAAGGTTTAAGTAACCAAGGTACACAAGGTAATCAAGGTACACAGGCAACCCAAGGTACTCAAGGTCTCCAAGGAAACCAAGGACGCCAAGGACGCCAGGGAACTCAAGGTCTTCAAGGACGCCAAGGTACACAAGGACTCCAAGGTAATCAAGGAACCCAAGCAACTCAAGGCACTCAGGGTTCTGCAAATACAACAACAATTTCAAATAATGTAGACAATAGAGTCATAACTGCTACTGGTTCTGCTGGAACAGTTAATGCAGAAGCAAATCTTACCTTTACTGGAAGTGTTCTAACAATTGCTGGAAATATTGTTCCAAATACAAATAATACAAGAGATCTTGGTTCAACCACTCTTCGCTGGGCAAACATTTATACAAATGATATTAATCTTAGTAATGAGGGTTCTACAAATGATGTTGATGGAACATGGGGTGAATATACAATTCAAGAAGGAGAGAATGATTTGTTCCTAATTAATAGAAGAAATGGTAAAAAGTTTAAGTTCATGTTATCGGAGGTAGACTGATGCCTATTTTAGCGGCGGACATAACAGGTGAAAATTTAAATCTAACAGGAGTAATGACATGCACCAGCATGGATACTGGTGCAGGACCAGGAGGATCAGTTCCTAGTGGAGGTATTATTTTATGGTCTGGTTCAACAGCATCGATACCTACTGGATGGGTTTTATGTGATGGTCTTAATAGTACACCAGATCTTAGGGACAGGTTTGTTGTTGGTGCAGGTAATGGATATGCTGTAGCTGCTACTGGTGGTTCTGATACTGTAACACTAACAACAGCACAACTACCTGTACATAATCATCCAGGATCTGGTTCTAGTGGATCTGCTGGATCTCACTCTCACCCAGCAAGTGGGTCTACAGGACCTGCAGGTACTCACTCTCACGCATACACAGGAACTGCCTCACAAAATGCTCCAAAAGATGGTGCTGGTAATGCAGTTAACCAAGGCACTCAAGCTAGAACTACTTCACCTGCAGGTGCTCATACTCATCCAGTAAGTGTATCAGTTAATTCTGCAGGTTCTCATAGTCATCCAGTGTCTGTTAGTGTTGGAAATGCTGGTAGTGGCAATGCTCATGAGAATAGACCTCCTTATTATGCACTAGCATACATCATGAAAACCTAAAAGTCAATCTTGACATGGTGGTCAAATATAGATACAATACCTTTGCTAAGGTTAATAAAAAATAAGAGCTTTTAAACTCTTATAGATACTTTATGAATCATTGAATTAATATGAATAGACCATTACATGTTGCTAATCAAAGTATGAATTTTGTGAAAGATTGTATTGAGAATGGTGGAGGAAGTATTCATCCATTAGTAACAGACTCTTCAATACTTAAAGGACCTTCTCTAACAAATCCTTCAATTTATTTGGATGGAGATAGGCTTTTAGTAAATTTAAGGAATATTAACTATACCTTGTATCATTCTGAGATTAAGAAGTATGAGCATCCCTGGGGTCCTCTAGTTTATATTCATCCAGAGAATGATTGGAAGCTTCGCACAAAGAATATTTTGTGTGAGTATGATTCTAATATGAATCCAGTATGGCAAAGACATATTGATACATCAGATTTTCCCGACAAAGAACTTTGGGATTTTGTAGGTCTTGAAGACTCTAGAATTTTCCGTTGGGATGGAAGACTCTTCATGTGTGGTGTTAGAAGAGATCTAGATACTATTGGTACTGGTAGAATGGAACTATCAGAGATTGAGATTGGTCCTGATTATGTAAAAGAGATTGCTCAATATCGTATTCCAACTCCAGGTAATAGGGAATCTTATTGTGAAAAGAACTGGATGCCTATTGTTGATATGCCATGGCATTTTGTTAAGTGGACTAATGGCACAGAAGTTGTGAGATATGATATTGAATCTAATACTACAGAGAGTGTAGTTATAAAGGATTGGAGAGATATTGGTTGTATTGATCTAAGAGGAGGATCTCAGGTTCTTCCTTTCGGTGATGGTGGTCATATTACGTTATGTCACGAGACATACTTAACCAAAAGTGAACAAGATCGTAAAGATGGTATCTATAGACATAGATTTATTGTTTGGGATAAGAATTGGGATATTGTAAAAGTCTCTAGACAATTTTCATTCATGGAAGCAGAGATTGAATTTGCTGTTGGCATGTGTGAGTATGGAGATGATTATCTGATCACATTTGGATTCCAAGATAATGCTGCTTATCTTTTAAAGATTAATAAAAATTATGTTCAAAACTTTATATTTTAAATAATATGAATGTTGCAATATGTTTATCTGGACTAATTAGGTATCCAGAAAATGCTCTTAGAACTATAGAAAAAATAATTCCTAATGAGAATATAAAAATCTTTATACATACTTGGAAAGTTCAAAACAAAGAATTCTTTACAAGTAAAGTATTTCAACCAGAGTATAAAGAATTAGATAGGATTGCTGAAGATAGTATTGGATTCTTAGATTCTTTTAATTATGAGTCTGCTTTAGTTGAGAATTTTATTTCATTGGAACCAAAATTTAAAAAAATTTATACTGACATCTTGACAAAATGTAGTCCTATTGATAACTATACAATTAGTCCTATTAGTATGTATTATTCTATCTTCAAGTCTAATGAATTAAAAATGAAATATGAAGATGAAAACTCTATGGTTTTTGATAAAGTTGTCAGAATGAGAATGGACAGCGATTATATTTACGATGAATATTTTGATTTATCTAAGTATGATAGTGACTTATGTATTCCTGCTGGAGAAGATTGGGATAATGGTATAAATGATCAGTTTGCTTTTGGTAAATCTCATATTATGGATCAGTATTCTAATGTTTATAATAATCTATACAATATAGAATTTGAAAAATATCAACCAGAAACTATGTTGAGACAAAATCTGGAATACTATAATATAGTTCCAGACAGACCAGAGATATATATTAGAATTAATAATGGGAATTATGGAAAGCATGTACTTTATCCAGACTGGATTTTTTGATAATGTTAATAGATTTTAATACAATTTTTAATAGTTATAAAATGGAAATCACAGGAGTTATTCACGTAGGTGCTCATCATGGTGAAGAGATACCAGTTTATATTAACAATGGAATCAAGAATATTGTTCTATTTGAACCAGTTCTAGATAATTTTTATAAGGTTGCGTCTCACGCTTCTAACTACAATGCAAATATAACAGGGCATCAAGTCGCATTGGGAAGTACAAATAAAATTGTTGATATGTATTTAAGTAGTAATCAATGTGAGAGTAGTTCTATATTAAAACCAAAAAAACATTTACAATTATATCCAGACGTTACTTTTGATAAAACAGAAAAGGTAGAAGTTAATAGATTGGATGATTACAATCTCACAGAATATAATATGTTAAATATTGATGTTCAGGGATATGAACTTGAAGTATTGAAGGGGGCAGAGAATACCCTTCAATATATTGATTACATTTATTGTGAAGTTAATAGTGATGAGATCTATGAGAACAATGCATATATAGAAGATATTGATGATTTTTTATCTAAGTTTTCTTTTGAGAGAATTGAAACTGATTGGTGGGAAGATCATGGTTGGGGTGATGCATTTTACGTAAAACAGGAGTAATTGTTAAATGGCTACAAAGTATACTGGTGAGATCGATATACAAAATCTAAGAAGGTTCCATGGTTATTGGGACGAATCTCATCAATGGTTAAAAGATTTTATTAATGAAAGAGAAGATGAAATTAAAACAGGTGTAGAAATTGGAGTTGCTTTTGGATCTAATATGCAACTCTTATTGGAAGAAACAAATCTAGAAACTTTATGGGGAGTTGATTCGTACAAAAAAGAAACTTGGGATCTATCTGGTGTTGTAAATGTAGATACTGAGTTTGGTGGATTTGATGGATTACATGCACATGTTGTCCAATTAATCAAACCATTTGACCCAAGAGGTAAAATTATTCGTATGACATCACAAAATGCTGCGAAAAAATTTAGAAATGAAAGTTTAGATTTTGTTTTTATTGATGGTAATCATTTTGATCTTGAAAATGATTTAAAGTATTGGGAAAAGAAAGTTCGTGATGGTGGTTATATCATGGGGCATGATTGGAATCATCCTTCTTTTGGTAATATTACTGCTCATTTAAGAGATACTTATGATGAAGATGAGTTGGTTGGTATTGATGGACCAGTTCATATTTGGTATGTTAAAAAAGGTGCTTTTATGTAAATTATGTACACATTATCATTGACTTGTCAGATACCAAATCTGGATAAAATTTATACAAAATACTTTGGTGAGAACGTTGATAGAATCTTTGTAGAGGTTGGTGCTTTTGATGGTGAATCTGTATCTAATACTTCTTGTCTTGCTGATGCTGGATGGAGAGGATTTTATATTGAACCAGTAAAAGAACACTTTGAGCAATGTGTTAAGAGGCATTCAAATAATTCAAAGATTAAGGTATCTAATTATGCTATTGGAACAAAGGTTGGTCGTCTGCCAGTATATTGTTCTGGAATAGTATCTACTATGGATAAAGACCAGGCAACAATGGTTTCCTCTATGTCTATATTTGGACATCCTCAGTTTACTGAATCTGAATGTATGCAGGTTAGACTTGATAGTTATATGCAAATGGCAGATATTCCTAAAAACTTTGATTTATTAGTTGTTGATGTTGAAGGAAGAGAAGAGGATGTTTTTAAATCTTTTAGACTTGATCTGTGGAAACCAAAGATGATGATTGTTGAACTTATAGATGATCATGAATACTTCCAAGAAAATAAATCTTTAGTAAATTCCTGTAAAAATTTGAGAAGTTTTATCATTGATAGTGGATACACAGAAATATTTCATGATCATATAAACACTATATTTGTGAATAATGAGTATATCTCTGGGAATACCAACATACAATAGTTCCAAATATCTTTGGGATTGTATAAAAACTTCAATCAATTGTGATTTTATTAGTGAAATAGTAATACATGATGACGGATCAAATCCAACTGAGTATGGTAATCTTTGTAAGATACTAAACTCTTTGAATACAGATAAGGTAAAGGTTTTTAGATCTGAGATAAATCAAAAAGCTTTTATAAACAAGTATCTAACAGTTGCAAATTGTACTTCTGAATGGGTATATCTTTTTGATAGTGACAATTGGTTTGATGAATGTATCTTTGATGTAATTAAAAACTTAGACTATTCAAAAAAAGATACTTGTTATATCGAGAGTACTTTAATAATGTCTGATGGTAATATAGTTCAATATAATTATGAGGATAAAATTTTTGATTTAAAAGTAACTCAAAAATATATTGAAACTAGTATGCATAAGTTATCGTGGTTTTTAAATAATGGTAATTTTATTGTTAATAGGGAACAATATTTAAAAACACAAAAAAGATACTTCGTTAATACTCCATATCATGCATCTGCAGATGTAATAGTATTCTCATATTTTTGGTTAACGTCTGGCAATAAATATGAGATAGTTGATGATTGGTATCATCATCACAGAATAAGACCTGGAAATTATTTTATGGAGAATGGTGGATATTCAAATATAGAAGTAATACGTAATTTTTTTAGTAGATTGATATCATTATGATTACATTTCCTCATATTGGATTTATTGGAAGATTGGGAAACCAAATGTTCCAATATGCTGCGTTGTATTCTATGTCTAAAAAATTTAATTTAGACTTTGCTTTATGTAAAAATAATTTGGAATTGTATAAGTGCTTTAATATATCAGCAAAAGTATTTTCTCACTATTATTCTGAGTTTGTTTTGCCCAATGGTGTACCATCTGATATCGTTTCTGGTGGTCATAGCATTGTATTGCAAACAGAAGAACAGAATGGTCGATTTTTAAACACCGCTTTTGATTCTAACTTTTATAATACTAATCATGATAATAAAAGTATTTTAGGATTTTTTCAAAACTATAAATATTTCATCGATTTTGAAAAAGATATAAGAAAGCAATTTGTTTTTAAGGAAAGATACAAAAACATTGCTAAATTTTATTTAGAACAAACATTTCAAAATAAAAAAATAATAGCACTTCATATAAGAAGAACTGATTATTTAAATTCGCATTTTTTAAATAATCTTACATTAGATTATTATAATGATGCATTATCTCATTTTGATTTATCTATACCAACATTAGTATTCTCTGACGATCCTGATTGGTGTGAGGATCAGGATTATTTTAGTGAGGATAGATTTCATATTATGAGAAGTGGAAACACTTATTTGGATTTGTGCTTGATGTCAATGTGCAATTATCATATAATTGCTAATAGTACTTATAGTTGGTGGGGATCTTGGTTGGCAAAAAGTGAAAAAACTATTTGCCCTAAGAAGTGGTTCCAACCATACGCCTCTTTTGTAGACTCTAACGGATTAAGATTACCTCATTGGATTTCAATATGAATGTTTCAGTAATTTGTGCATGTAAAAATCGGTATGATGCATTAAGAATATCATTAAATTCTTGGTTGGCATTTGATGAAATTAAAGAATTTATAATAGTTGATTGGAGTTCTGATGAACCAATAAATCATCTTACAAAAATTGATAAGAGAATAAAAATAGTTAGAGTTAATGATGAAAAGTATTTTAATCAACCTCAACCATTAAATCTTGCCGCAAGTATTGCTACAGGAGATTATATTCTTAAGTTGGATTGTGATTATATGATCAATCCATATTTTCCATTCTTTGATTTTTATAAGATTGATGAAAATTCCTTCTTATGTGGTCAAGATAGTTACGTCTGTAATCATGAGCATTGGAATGAAGATTTAAAGGGATATGTTGTCAACCTTCATGGTATGGATGTTGGTGAGTTGATGAAATACTCTCATACATATAGTCCCCTATTCAAATATCTTACGGGTCTTTGCTTTGTTAGCAGAGAAAACTTCTGGAAAGTTGGTGGATATGATGAGAGAATGGGTAAGTATTATGCTTATGAAGATGATCAAATGACAAAAAGACTTACTATATTGGGTCTTGAATGTAAAAAATTAGTTCATAACTATAATATTATTCATATACCACATCCAGATAGTAAAAGATATGAGAATTTTGAAGGATATGGTGAAGAAGCAGAAACAAATATTGAGAATGTAAAGAGAAGAATTTCTGATCCAACAACTTCTGATTCGGATCGTTGGAATCTAGAATATCTCTTAGCAAAAATGAATGTTGAATTTAATGAAAAACTTTTTTCTGATATTCAAAATCCATATATCGAGAGGATATATGATTGGGATGTAATTAATATTGATGGTCAAAATTATGTTGCTACTAGAAAAGAAGAAGTCAAAAAATTATCGGAATTAAATTCGGTATATTATTTGAGTCTTGAGGAAAGTATTGATAGAAGAAATAATTTGGAAGATGCTTTAAAGAAGCATGGAGCAAAAAATATTATCCCAATAATATCAAAAAGATTCTCAGAATCTGATGATATAGTCACTGGTAAGTATGTAGATACTCTTAATGATGGAACAAAAGGTTGTTGTGTATCTCATTTAAAAGCAATCAAACATTGGTATGAAAATACTGATGAGGAATATGGATTCTTCTGCGAAGATGATTTGAGTCTTGATACTGTAGACTATTGGAATTTTACTTGGAAGGAATTTGTTGATGCTCTTCCCGAAGATTGGGGATGTATTCAAATGCTTCCAATACGTGGAGATTTTGGAGATATAAAAATAAGAGACCGTCTTTGGGATGATTGGTCTGTGACAGCATATATTGTTAAAAGAGACTATGCAAAATATATTATAGATAATTATATTCGAGATAATATATATCATCTTGAGCTAAAAGATGCTGAGATACAACCTCTCATCGAAAACATTCTTTACACCAGTGCTGGAAAAGTTTATACTATTCCAATGTTTGTTGAAGACGTATCTTTTACTTCAACTTTTGAAGGTGGAGATGGGGATGTAAAGGATGGACAAAAAAGAAATCATTATTATACCCACGATTATATTATAAATTGGTGGAAAGATAATGGAAGTACTAGAACAGTTGAGGAACTTATGGGAGCAATGTTTGAAGTTAAAATGAGTGAAGAACTTCGTAGTGAAAATGAAGAAGTTACTAATGTTGAGGATGTAAAAACTCAATTATTGACAAGTGTTAATGGAGCAAATCTTAACCAATTACTTTTAGAGTATGCATTGGATACTGAGAATCCAACAAAGAATTTTAACCTTGGTATGTGGTATGAGCATCATAGGCATAACGCTCCAGCACTATCATTCTTTTTGAGGTGTGCTGAGCGAACAGACGATCTTGATCTTGCTTATGAAGCACTTATCCATGCCTCCAATGCCTATGATAGGCAAGGGACGAGAGATCAAACAGCAAAGGGACTTCTTCAACAAGCACTTTGCATTCATCCTAAAAGACCAGAAGCATACTATTTGTTAGCTAAGTTTGCTGAAAAGCGTCAGTGGTGGCAAGATTGTTATATCTTTGCTCATTGGGCAATTGAGTTTTGTGACTTTGATTGCGAACCATTGAAGACTGATGTGGAATATCCTGGTAAGTATGGTCTTCTTTTTGAGAAGCAACTTGCCGCATGGTGGTGGGGTAAAGGAGATGAATCCAGATCTCTTCTTCAAGACATGAAGAATAACTATGAGATGGATGATCGCCATTATGATATGGTTGGTAATAATCTAATGAGAATGGGATCAGGACATATTCCAGATGAGGTTATTAAATATCAACAGCGCAAACATGATAAATTAAGATTCAAATTCCCTGGTTCTGATAAGATTAAAAATAATCATTCTCAAGCATTCCAGGATATGTTTATTCTTGCCGCAACTCAAGGTAAAACGAATGGACTTTATCTTGAGATTGGCGCTCAACAACCTTTCTATCAAAACAATACTGCTCTTCTTGAGACAAAATATGACTGGGATGGTATTTCTATTGAGATTCTCTCTGATCTGTGTAACCAGTTTGCTAGAGAGCGTAAGAACCAGATCATTTGTAAAGATGCAACAACTATTGATTACATGAAGTTGCTTGATAACTTTGATAAAGGAACTGATTTTGATTATCTTCAACTAGATGTTGAACCATCTAAAACTACTTTTGAATGCTTGTTGGCAATTCCATTTGAGAAGTATAGGTTTGGTATTATCACATATGAACATGATCATTATGTTGATATGACGGGATCTTATAGAGACAAGTCTAGGAAATATCTTAAACTAATGGGATATGAAATGTTAGTTGCCAATGTATCTCCTAATGACAACAGTCCTTTTGAGGATTGGTGGTATCATCCTGATCTTATTGATCCTGAAGTTGTAAATAGGATGAAGTCTGTATCAAATGAGACAGTTAATGTTGTTAAATATATGTTTGAGGACTAAGTAATTTGTATGTATGAATACCAAATAAGTAGAGTTCTTGATGTATTTGATGGTTATTCTTTTGAGGGAATAATTGATTTGGGTATGGGCGTTTATCTTAAGAAGGTCATATACCTAAGTGGAATTTGTTCCCCATCAATAAATAATGAGGAACAAAAAGATTATGGTATTCAAGCAAGAAACAAACTAAAATATTATCTTAGAAATGCTACTAGAGGCGAAGTTACTATATGTGTAGATGACTACCATGACGATACTGTTTATGGTGTTGTTTATAACAAAGACTTTGATGATTCTATAAATTGGATAATGTTTTTAAAAGGTTATGTTTGGGATGATGGAATAAGTCGCCCAAGATTAGCAGACCAACCAATGGAATTATTCGTTTTAAATACCCCTAAAGATAAACTTTTTAAATGAGGAACAAATGAGAGATTTACATCCAATGATTCAATCCCTGTCAGAAAATATTTTGAGAGCATGGGGAGAACACTTTATAGTAAGGGAAGTTGGAATCCCTGAAGACTTTAGAAAAATTGATAGAGCAGACGATGATGATGCTGTTTATATTGAGAATTTTGTTTGGGAGACCCACCATTTTAGAAAGATTCATCTAGAGATTGCACAGATGAAATCTGGATTGGATATCCTACATACAAATATGTATCCGAGGTACGAATATAGTCTTCCAATCTTTGGTGCTGATATTGTAGCGTCTTCAAAAAATGTTGGAGCGGCAATTGTAGACATCAGTTCAATTAGAGAAGACAGGTCTCTGCCTTCACAGTATGATATTCTTAATGTTGTGGAAGATAAAGAGTTTGAGAAGGACAAAAAGATGCCAGACTGGGGAGATGTATTCTCAGAGCATTGTGTTTTTGTAAGTCCTAACGAAGATGAGTATGATAAATTTAATTCTATCGCATTTACCTTTTTAAATTATCATTGTGCTATTGCAAACATCACTGAAGCAACAACTGATGAAGATCAGATTAGAAAAAACTATGAAGGACACAAGTATTATTGTGAGAAGCAGAGGCAAAATAATAAAACTAAAGGAGTTTTAAAGGGCATTTTTGGTGAAGAGTTTGCCGATAAATATATTGCAGAAATGTTGTTTGACTATCCAGAACTATGACAGAAGATAATAACACAGAAGATCTAAAAGAAAAACCTAGAACTACTGAGGTTATTCATAGCATTAAATATGCAGAAGAACCTGCTGAAGAAGTTGAACAAGAAGATGTATCTCCCAAATTAGAAGGAATAGATCTGGATGATACTAAAGCAATCGCTGATTTTTACATGGCCAAAAGTGGTCAGATTAATCCAGATGATCTAGAAGTTGAAAAAAAAGAAAGAGAACTTCGTGAAGATATTCGCGAGGTTGTTGAGAATAAGGAAGAGTTGATTGATTATCTTACAAACCTCCACGCTTCTATTGAGGTTATGGAAGAAAGAATTTATGAACTGGAACTTCGAGCAGAGAAAAAAGAAAGAGCAAGTATTCCTATGAGACCACCAACTCCAGGAGGAGGTTCTGCACTTAAGGGACTAAGCAACTTACCATTTGGTATTCTGTAAGCTTGACAAAAGTAAAAAAATTAACTATTATAAATAAGTTATTCGTAATTAGTGTTACGAATTATAACAATTGTCACATGTGACAGTTCATAGAAGGGACGCCTCAACTACTCGCGTCATTCTATGCTATAATATCCAAGCAGTCGGATAAACCGACTCTCCATCTGCGGGTAACCATTCCGCAAGTAAATTTAAAGAGGTATCTAAAATGATTAAATCTGTTTTCGCAGCAACTGCTGCTCTCTCCATGTCCGCTGGCGCTGCGTTCGCAGGTCCTTACGTTAATGTCGAAGCCAATTCTGGTTTCGTTGGATCGGATTACGGCGGTACGGTAACTGATCTTCACGTAGGTTACGAAGGCACTACTGGTGCTCTCGGATATTACGCTCAAGTTGGTCCTAGCATTGTCGCTCTTGATGGTGCAGATACCGACACCGTTCTTTCTGGTAAAGTTGGTGGTAGCGTTGCTGCGACTGAAGCATTGAGTGTCTATGGTGAAGTTTCTTTCGCTACTGGTGCTAATGGTGCAGACAACGGTTATGGCACCAAAGCTGGTCTGAAGTTCACTTTCTGATCTAACGATTAGATAAAACTATGGGGGACTCTCTGAGTCCCCTTTTTACTATGAAGTATTTTTTTCATCCATTGACTTTGATCAATCTGCTTATATGTGGATTTCTAGGAATGGTGCAACTAGCACATACTCATGCTCATTATAAAATGGATATAGATGTGGACTCATATGTTCATAGCTTTTTGAAAAAAAATCCAGACTATTGTAAGTAATTATACTTAGTTTGTCAGGATATATTGACAAGAGGGGCTTGACCCCTTTTTATTTTTGCTATATAATTGTGTTGTAAATCTTTACAAAACTACAATGACTGTAACAACTAACGAGCGCGGTCAACAAAACATGTGGGCTGTTGAACCTCAAATGGTTGTTGAAAACTACAACCGCAAGGGTCTTTTTTCCCCCTGGCAACAGAAGGAAATGTATAATGGTCGTTGGGCGATGATGGGTCTCATCATGGGATTCGTTGCCTATGCGATCAATGGCAAGTTCTTCTTCGGTATCTTTTGAGGCTTGACAATGGTTTCTTTTTTGTTTACAATCACTGCCGTTGCCTTCTTTGTTTTGTTGGCAGCATCTATTGAAAAAATTTCTGAGACTTACTAATGGCTTTTAATATTACTCTTCGTACACCTGATGGCACCGAAAGTGTTATTCAATGTGAAGATGATCAGTACATCCTTGATGCTGCAGAAGATCAAGGAGTTGATATGAATTACTCTTGTCGTGCTGGTGCTTGCTCTTCCTGTGCAGGTAAACTTGTCAGTGGCACAGTAGATCAAGGAGACCAATCCTTTTTGGATGATGATCAAATTGAACAAGGATTTGTTCTGACTTGCGTCTCTTATCCTACTAGTGATTGTGTTATTCTAACCGAACAAGAAGAAGAACTTTTCTGAATATAAATTTTTTAATATAAACAAATTATGACCCGAGTACCTGAAGTAACCTTCCACACCCGTGTCCGCGATGAAAGTATTGGTGGACCTAACCCTTACCGTTGGCAAGATGTCACAACCAACGATCTGTTTGCTGGTAAGCGTGTAGTTGTATTCTCACTCCCTGGTGCATTTACTCCTACTTGCTCTACCTACCAACTGCCTGGGTATGATGAGAACCATGAGGAGTTCCAAGCACTCGGCATTGATGAAGTTTATTGTATTTCTGTAAATGATTCCTTTGTTATGAACGCTTGGTTCAAACAGCAAGGAGTTCAGAATGTCAAGCCCATCCCTGATGGTAGCGGCGAGTTTACTTCTTCTATGGGTATGCTTGTCGATAAATCGAACCTAGGTTTTGGAAGTCGCTCTTGGCGATATGCTATGATTGTCAACGATGGTGAGATTGAAATTATGTTTGAAGAACCAGGGAAAATCGGAAATTGTCCGATTGACCCTTATGAAATGAGCAATCCTGATACTGTACTTACTTGGTTGAAGCAAAATGCCTAATCCAAATGCACTTTATGAGGACATGTCACGTTTAAATGCTCTATATGAAGAACTTTGTTGGGATCATGAGGATGAACTAGTATTCACTCATGATGGTAGTAAAGTAATCATAGCAAACAAAACTAAAAATCCACACACTCAATTTACCTCTGGAGGAAAATAAAATGAAATTTGGATTTACACCTGAAGCAGAAATTCTTAATGCCCGTTTTGCAATGATTGGATTCATTGCTGGAGTTGGGTCTTATCTTACAACAGGACAATTGATTCCAGGCATTTGGTAAGTAATACTTATAGGTGACTGGAGAAGAGGGGTTGACTACCCCTCTTTTTTGTGGTAAAGTTAGTTCGCCTAAATAAGTCAACCAAAGAGTCGTACCCACTTTTGTGGTGATACGAATGTCGAGTTCTATTAATTTAATGTTTCGTAAATTTTTTGCACTTCCTGTAATAGGAATTATTTCCTCTGCATGTGCTTCTGCTTATCCTAATATAAGCGAAATCAAAAATCCTCCTGCACTTATTATTGAACCAGGAGTTGGAATTGTTAATCCAGATAAAGTTTTGGAAATTGCAGTAGAAAAAAAATCCTGGAAGTGTCCAGAATGTAACGATAATGAGAAATATGTCCTTGAAAAACTTCAAGAGAAAACAAGAATCTCAGATCGTAATGCATTGGCAACGATCATGGGAAACATTAAATCAGAAAGTAACTTCATTCCCGATATTTGTGAGGGAGGTGCTAGAGTTCCTTACGATCGTTGCTATAGCGGTGGTTACGGACTCATTCAGTGGACCTCTACGAACCGTTATCTGGGGTTAGGTAAGTTCTCTAAGAAGTATGGTTATGATCCTTCCTCGCTTGAGGGTCAGACAGCATACATGATCAACGAATATACTTTCCAGAAGTATCTGCCTGAGTTTGAAGGAACTGGTAGAACAGTCAGTCAGTATATGGTTGGTGCTTACTACTGGTTGGGTTGGGGTATCAAAGGATATCGTCAACAATATGCTTATGATTACACTAAAAAATTGATATGGTCATGACACAACTAGACTGGAGATATAGTGAAGAAAAACTAGAGCTGAGAGAACTTATCATCTCATCTCTTCTTCAAGAGTTTGGGGGTCAATTAAATGAGAATAAAGAACCTAAATACTCTAACAGATCCATTTATGAATGTGCTCATGATTGGGTCTCTCAAGGTAATAGTTCTACCTTAGGACTTTTCAAATACTATAAGGAAAATTATGCAAAGTCTAATTAACACAATTGCTTTGTTATCTGGTTTGGTATCGCTTAGTGTAGTTGGTAGTAGTTTTTATTTGTATCTTAATAAAGATACTCTTATTGAAGACGCAAGGGCAAAAGTAACTACTGAGGTTGCAACCGCTGTTAGAGAGGCACTGCCTGCCCTTGTAGAGTCTTTAACTCCAGATATACCAGATACTACTGGACCTGATATTCCTATTACTACTGGACCTGATATTCCAAACCTATGAAAAAATTTTTATTTTCCCTTATGGGAATGGCACTTATATCTTCTCCTGCATTTGCGGGTCAAGAAAAACTAATTAAAGAATTCTATAGTATGGACTCTATGGGTTGTATGTTGCTTCGAGAATGCACCAAAGATGTCCAACAAGTCTTCAGTATCAATGATATTGCTAATGCTCATCCCAATAGTGATTACGATTTTGTTGCTGATGAGTTCAACAATATGCTCGTTTCCCTTAGTCAGGTCGGAGTTAACGTGTTTCTAGCAGACGAAAAATATTTTCCTGTTGGGCATCGTGGGGTTTATCATACAGTTGGCAATAACTTTTTTCTGAATAAGACATACATGCGTCTTCCTGGTGTTCTCATGACTGTTATGCGTCATGAAGGATGGCACGCTGCTCAAGATTGTATGGCAGGCACTATTAAAAATAGTATGATTGCCATCATCAAACCAGAGGAAGATGTTCCTAAGATCTGGCGTGAGATCACAGAAAAGACTTATCCTAAGTTTGCTGTGCCCTGGGAAGCAGAAGCAATGTGGGCAGGTAAGACTGAAGGTATGACTGCTAAGGCATTGAAGTCTTGTGCTACTGGTACAATGTGGTCTGATTACAAACCAACACCACTGACTGAGAAGTGGTTACGTGAGGAAGGATTTATTAAATAATTCTTAACTTAAACTTCTTAATAAATATTTTCATGTCCAAAAAAATTTTTTTGGACTAGAAACCCAAGAAAAATTATCTTGAGATTAAAATTTTTATTATGTTAAAAATAATTTTTTGTTGGAATCTTAAAAAGTAGTATGACTAAGCTAACAAGAGAAGTTTTAATTAAAACCATCGTTGCTGATGAAATGAGATTATGTGATGGTTTTGAATATACAAAACATCTTAAAAGTTTATATCACAAATGGGAACATGAATCTAGTGAAGTACTCTGTACTAAATATAATCAACTGAACTCTACAAATATATCAGTTGATTCTCTTATTCCATAAATAATATGAAGTCAATCATAAGATCAATGCTTCCCAAGAAAAAGAAAGATGAGCATGATGATCATGAATTTAATTGGCATGAAGAAGGAATATCCAGTTTAGTTAGACTAATTGTATTGGGTTGGACGGGTGCAATATTAACTCTTAATTATGTTTCTATTCCTGGAATTCCTCAACAAAAAATTGATCCAACTTTTATTGCCAGCGTTTTTACTGGGACTTTAGCTACTTTTGGAGTGACTCCATCCAAATCTAGTGGTGGCAATGGTAATGGCAATGGTAATGGTAATAATACTACTAATGTAGTTGCTAAAAAAGAAGAGAAAGATTCTTCTAAAGGATAATGGAAGTCGATATTAATTCTCCAGTTTGGAGTGTCATAATTCTTCTTTGTTGTGGACTTGCTTTTACACTATATTGTGTTGTCTATATATTAAGAATGGCATATATGGAGATGCAAGATGGGAGCAATGACACCACCAAGCAGGAAGAGTTGCTACAACTTCCGAGTAGTGGAGATCAACAGAGTGGTTGATGGTGACACTATTGATGTTACTATTGACCTAGGATTTGACTTGTACAAAAAAGAACGTGTAAGAGTTGCTGGAGTTGACACTCCAGAGAAACGCACTAGAGATGAAGAAGAAAAGGCACTTGGTTATGACGCTACTAACTGGCTCAAAGAGAAACTGGAAGGTGCTGTGGCTGGTGACGATGACCTTGTTATTAGGACTGAACTTGTTGGTGGCGTCGGCAAGTATGGTCGTCTTTTGGGCTGGTTATACATTGGGGACTCAGAATTGTCCCTCAACGAACAAATGATTACTGAAGGATATGCTTGGGCATATGACGGTGGAACAAAGCAAAAGAACTTTGAAGAACTAAGAGAAATTCGTCGTACTCATGGCACCCTTATTTAATAAAAAGTAACTATTATTAATTCTTATATTATTTTTTTGGTAAATAATATAAGAATATTATTTTTTTAACCATGGCAGTTGGCGCTTATAAGAAAAAAGAAACCAAAAGAAATCCAGAGAAGACATTTTTTCTCTACGTGATCTTCTATCATTTTTTTGGTGCTATTGGTAATATTTTTAAAGGAGTATTTCACCACGACTAATGCCAAACATTCCAGAGATTAAAACTCGGAAGCTTGATATACCAGAAGTTTCTACTTGGATATTTGAACCATCACAATCTTTACCACCAATAGTTCCAGTAACTACTAACATTGGATTGCCAATAGTTGATATTCCTGGATGTGTGGAAGCTCATAGTAGCAAAAGTAAATCTAAGACTATTCAGTCAGATGACCCAAATGGTGTTCTGACTTATTGTGATGCTGGTGTTCCTTCATTCAATCCAATAGAGTTTACTCCAGAGGAAGTGATACCAACACGTCCTGCTAAACTTCCTCCATATAAAAAACCAGAGAAACCAAATCCTCCACAGCAGGTTTCTCTTCCAAAAATACCAGAAGTAAACACAGTAAATTGTTTACCCGATGAGACTTATAATGTTCAGTTAAGGAAATGTGAGAAGAACATTATAGAAGTTCCTTCCGAACCTGATATACCTTGGCATAAAGAATACTTACCAGAACCAGGAATCGTGATTCAAACATCAGTCATTGCCGCCACTGCTGCTGGTGCGGCGATATTCGCAAAACCCATTGCAGATATAGTCCTAAAAGCAGTTAAACCAATAGTTAAAAAATTGGTTAATAAGATTGCCAAGATGCGTGGTAAGAAAGAAGTAGTTAAGTCAGTCTTCGAAAGAAGAATGGAACAAAAGCATCTTAGGGGTTGATTTTATGTATGTGTGGATGTTCGTGCTTAGGAACTGTAGTTACGTTCTGAACCACAACATCTGCACAGACTTTATAGTAAGGACTCTTAGGGTGGAAAGTAATACCCTGCTTCATTAATTCCCCACAGTTTTTAAGTCTTGCAATCTCAAAATCTAATCTCTTATTAGCAGTGAGTTGCTTCATCATTTCTATGTTAGCAGCAGCTGCTTCTTTACATTGTGCCTGAAGTTTTTTATCTAATGGTTCAGACCAAGTAATAGAGAATCCAACTCCAAGGTTGTAATTATCTTTTTGTCCTGTTCTGATAGGAACACGATACAACACATCACCAGGATTATCTGGTGCTCCATCTTCATCAAAGTCTCTCATATCATATACATTATCATTATAATAAGGTTCCCAAGGTTTCTGAGCAGAGATGCTTCCAGTTACGTAAGGGGTGAAATTTCTAGTGGGACCTTGGCATTGGATTCCATTCCCGTATGTGTTGGTGATGTAAGGTCCTTGTAATACTTGTATCGCTTGATTTGTAACAGAACCACTACTATTAGCAACAGGAGCAGCGGTGGCGCTAACACCACCAACAGTTTCAGCCAAAGCTTTATGTGGCGATAGTGTTCCAAGAAGGATGACTCCTATTATTGACTGAATATGGAAGTTGTATCTGTAATTGATTCTACTTCTGTGACTCTTTGAATTATTGTTTGATTGCTTAAACCAGGACCACGGTAAGTTTCTGCAAACTGAAATGCTGCTCCTGGAGTTGTTTGTGTGAAGTTTACTTTGGTTCCTATGCCTGTCCATGTAGAATTCACTCCGTCTATGGTTGATGTAGAAGTAGATGTAGTTGGTGACAACGCACCGTTTGCAGTGATACCAGTCCCAGATACGGAATATTGATACCCAGTGTTATAGTCCATCGAATTGATGGTCTCTGTTATTTTTGACCTTGTTTCTGTGTGGCTCGTCATACTTCCTTGACTAAAGTTAGGAACCACAGGCACTGCATAAGCAGGAGACCCAAGCAGTGCCAGAATAACAAATATCCTTTTCATTATCTTACAGACAGTTCTGTTACGAATTGACCTGTTGCTGAAGTACCAGCACCACCAGCAGTCAGAGTGATTGCTCCTGCGGTGTCGATGGTTCCAGCAAGTGCTCCAGCAGTTCCACCAACCTGTGTGGTAGATTCTCCATAAAGATTTGGAGTATCAATCTGACCAGCAGAGAGTGCTGTCTGTGTAGTAACTACTGTGTCACCAATAAAAGTATTCTCAGCAAAACTAAATGACTGACCGTCATTATTGATTGCATAAGAACCTGCACTTACAGTTGCAGGTGCCGTAGCAGATCCGCCTGTAAGACCACCAAGAGTAGTAACTGCGATGTTGTCTCCAGATACTGAGTAAGAAGAACCAAGTCTTGTAGACTGAACTGCTGGACCTTCTACTGTCAGTTGAACTGAAGAAGAAATTTTGCTAGTAAGATCGGCATGTGCAGGTGCCGCCATCAGTAACATTCCACCAAGTAGAAGAGAAATTCTTTTCATTACTTTTCTGTAGGGTATTTGTGTATTTGTATTTATTATAAATTGACTTTAATTTTAATTTAGACTAAGATTTTTAAATGGAATAAATACTATATAAAGGAATTTTTTATATTGATGGGCACTTTTAAACGTTTTAATAGGTCTTCAAATTATTTGGACAAAAAAATCCAAGAATTAAATGAGGATATGAAAAAGAATGGTGTCCATTTAAAAGAGGACACTCAAAATTTTGATGCTGTTTTTAATTGGCGAGATCAATTTGAACAATATCAAAAAAAAGAAGAACAAAATGTAGATTTAGTTGAAGACATTATTGTAGAAGTTAGGGAAAAAAATAGGCATCTCTCATCTGTAGAGGCATCTATAAAAGAAGCAAAATTAAATGAGGCAAATGATATTTTTAATGAGTTATATGGTCGCCAGGTAGAAGGAGTTGCTATAGGGGTAATTAAGAATCATATTGGTGAGATTGAAACTTTAAAAGAAGATATTATTTTAGAGATACAAAAAGCAAAAGATTTAAGACTTCTTGAAACTAGATTAGATGAACTAGATTCTAGATATAAGATTCTGTCTGAAAAAGTTGCTAAAGGATCACAAAAAAAAGTTAGTGCAGATAGTCCTGTAACATTCTCTCAACTTCAAGATCATTATCAAAAACTTGTTGGTAAACTCCAACAAGAACTTGCCATGGTTGGAAGTGGTGGTGGTGAAGTAAACTTACAATACCTTGATGACATTGTTGGTATTGCCACTAATGCTAGTGCATATGATGGTAAGTATTTAAAATATGATCATTCAATTCAAAGATTTGTTTTCTCAACAGTGACAACTGGATTGTCAACTGAGACTCAGACATTAAACAATGTATTAGCACTTGGTAATACCTCTTCTTTAGGAATTAGTGTTGGTGTTGTAACTGCAACTTCTTTTGTTGGTGATGGTTCTGGATTAACTAATCTCCCTTCTGGTGGGGCTGGAGTTGGAACTAATGGAAGTATAAACACCACTGGAATTATTACTGCAGCATCATTTGTTGGTGATGGTTCTACTTTATCTGGTGTTGTTACTTCAGTATCTGGAGGTGCTGGAATTAATGTAAGTCAATCTACTGGTAGTATTATTATTACTGCTACTGGTGGATCAAGTTCTGGAATTGGTTATTCTGATCTCTCTGTATATGTTGGATCTCCTGGAATAAGTTCCTTATCTTATGATAGTGACTTTGGTATTTTTACATACATACCACCAAGTTTTTCTGGATATGCAACAACTGAATCTATTGTAGGATTTACAACTGCTGGAGATCTTGTAGGTTTCTCCACTGCTGGAGATCTAGTTGGATTCTCTACCGCTGGAGATCTTGTGGGGTTCTCCACTGCTGGAGATCTTGTAGGGTTTACAACTGCTGGTGACCTTGTAGGGTTCTCTACCGCTGGAGATTTAGTTGGATTCTCTACTGCTGGAGATCTAGTTGGATTCTCTACCGCTGGAGATCTTGTAGGGTTTACAACTGCTGGTGACCTTGTAGGATTCTCTACTGCTGGAGATCTAGTTGGATTCTCTACTGCTGGAGATCTTGTAGGGTTTACAACTGCTGGTGACCTTGTAGGGTTTGTTACAACTGGAGATGTAACTGTAATTGGAATTGATACTAGCGGTACTTCTAATTTTACTAACGTTAATATTAGTGGAATCGTAACCTTTAGTTCTAGTGCTCTGTTTGGTGGCGGAACACAAGAAGCATTTGATACTTTGAATAGTTCTACGGGAACGGTATCTCATGATTGTTCAACTGGACATATTTTTTACCACACTAATCCTTCGGCAAATTGGACAGCAAATCTCACTAATCTTACACTTAGTGCTGAGTATGGAACTACAATCACAATTGTTGTAAATCAAAATGATCCTGCATTTATGCCAACATCACTGCAAATAGGTGGTGTATTGCAATCAATTAAGTGGCAGGGCAATTCAATACCATCTGGAACTGCATCTGGAATTGATGTTGTCTCCTTTAGTATTCTGAATGATGGTGGAACATATGTTGTAATGGGTCAAAGTGTTTCGTTTGGTGGAGTCTAATGCCATTTTTTAGTTCTTTTAGTAGTTCTTTTTTTGCTGGAAGAAGATCTACTGCATTCTCTACACTTAATCCTTGGGGACCATCGGATGAGTCTTCTTTAGTTGCTTGGTGGGATGCTTCAGATTCTTCAACTATTACAACATCTGGATCCACTGTAACAGAAATAGCAGATAAATCTGGTAATTCTTTTACTATTTTTGGAACTAATACACCAACAACTACAACATTGAATGGACTTGATGCTATTGATTTTGATGGATCATTTGTTAGTGGTACTGATAGGGCATTGACTGCATCAAACACTAATTTTGGTATAACAGATGGTAATATTATTATTGTGGGTGCTTTGAATATTAATGGTGTAGGGAATGAAAGAGATTCTATTTGGAGTATTTTAGATAATGACGGAAGTAATAATGATATTCATTTAAGAGCAGGAAATATCTCACAATTTATTGCTGCGTTTGAAACTGATGGTTTGGGATCTTCGGGACTTGCTCTTTCTGGAGGAAATACTAGAAATTGGGCAGGTGGACCTTATCTTGGAGACACTATTCACTCTACTATTTGTGACTTCTCTGGTAATGATATCTATGGTCGCATGAATGGAACACAAAGAATTAATATTGCGGATGAATATTTTACTGCAGTTAACATGTCAAACTCTACGTTTTTGATTCATGTTAACAGAGCAGAAAATAGAGAATTGGATGGTCAGTTTGCTGAACTTATGATCTTTAATAGTAATGATCAGGCATTGGCAGTTAAAGCAGAGGGTTATCTAGCACATAAATGGTCAATGACATCCCTTCTTCCCTCTGGTCACTTGTATAAAAATTCTGCCCCTTGACCTTCTGTGGGGGGTCCATGTATAATACGTGAGTCTTCGGGACACACCGATTCAATCCAAATAAAGGATTGACAAATACGGAAAATCGAAGTACACTAAATAAATCAACACGTTAAGGAATGTAACATTCTGTTAACCGTTGTAACACCTGCCGCTTGACCGAGACTAGGCAGGTATATCAATCCGTCTCTCATATCCTAGACTGAGGGTGTCTAGGAAATAAGTACCTCCACCATTTCCCTGATGGATCTACTTACTAGTTAATTAAAATGTCTTCATCTACTCTTTCACGTCAACAACAATCGAATACTTGGGAACAGTTTTGCAATTGGGTAACCAGCACTGACAATCGTCTGTATGTTGGTTGGTTCGGAGTCCTCATGATTCCTTGCCTGCTCGCCGCTACTACTTGTTTCATCATTGCCTTTATTGGTGCTCCCCCTGTGGACATCGACGGCATCCGTGAACCCGTTGCTGGTTCGCTCATGTATGGTAACAACATCATCTCTGGTGCTGTTATCCCTAGCTCCAATGCTATTGGTCTCCACTTCTATCCCATCTGGGAAGCAGCATCTCTTGATGAATGGCTCTATAACGGCGGTCCTTTCCAACTGGTAGTCTTCCACTTCCTGATCGGCATCTATGCATACATGGGACGTGAGTGGGAACTTTCTTACCGTCTGGGTATGCGTCCATGGATCTGTGTAGCATATTCTGCTCCAGTTGCTGCTGCGAGTGCAGTGTTCCTGGTCTATCCTTTTGGTCAAGGTTCTTTCTCCGATGCTATGCCCCTGGGTATCAGTGGCACCTTTAACTACATGCTTGTCTTCCAAGCAGAGCACAACATCCTGATGCACCCCTTCCACATGCTGGGTGTTGCTGGTGTCTTTGGTGGTTCTCTGTTCAGTGCGATGCACGGTTCTCTGGTTACTTCTTCTCTGGTTCGTGAGACCACTGAGAGTGAGTCCCAGAACTACGGCTACAAGTTCGGTCAAGAAGAAGAGACCTACAACATCGTTGCTGCTCATGGTTACTTCGGTCGCCTGATCTTCCAATACGCTTCCTTCAACAACTCCCGTTCGCTGCACTTCTTCCTCGCAGCATGGCCTGTTGTCGGTATCTGGTTCACTGCACTGGGCGTTAGCACCATGGCATTCAACCTGAACGGATTCAACTTCAACCAGTCCATCATTGATGGTCAAGGTCGTGTTATTAACACCTGGGCTGATGTTCTGAACCGTGCTGGTCTGGGCATGGAGGTGATGCACGAGCGCAACGCCCACAATTTTCCTCTGGATCTCGCAGCAGCATCTACTACTCCTGTAGCAATGACTGCTCCTTCCATTGGTTGATAAATAAATCATTGTCGTGCAAAGGATCCTTCGGGATCCTTTTTTTATAAATATCAGCACTCTTCAGAAGATGATTGAATATTTAAAATGAAAACTTGTAGTAAATGTAAAAAACAATTACCAACTTCTGACTTTTCTCCTGCTAATGGTGGAAAATATTTGAGACCAGAATGTAAAAAATGTGCAAGAGTTTTATCAAAACAGAGAAAACTATTGAAAGAAAAATACGGTTATCCAAACAAAAATCATACTTGTCCGATATGTTTGAGAAATGAAACTCAATTAGTTGGTACAGGTGGAAATGCAAGTATTTGGGTTGTTGATCATGATCATCTAACAAATAAATTTAGAGGTCATATTTGTCATCAATGCAATAGAGGATTGGGATTATTTCAGGATGATATTTCAAGATTTAGTAGAGCAATTGAATATCTTGTTGCTGAGTCAACTCCTGTTGCTCTGACTGCTCCAACCATCGGTTGATTCAAAACTGAATACATGATATAATTAGAGGGTCATTTGACCCTCTTTTTTAATGGAAAGACGTAATGATCCTTTAAAGCAGGGATTTTATTGTGTTGATTATGTTCTTGATGGTAAGGATGAAGTTTCTGTTTATTTTGAAATAGAATCTGCTCAAAGTGCGGTAGCTTCATATATTAGGAGAGGTATAGAATGTAAAGGAATGAGACATTGGAAACCAAAGTTAGAAATTATGTCTATTAAAAAGAAATGAAAAAAGTAGCAATTTTTGGATCGGCAAGAACAAATCCAGACTCTAATCTTTATAAGGCAGTAGAAAAATTAGCTAAGAATATATCTGCAAATGGTTGGACTGTAGTTACTGGTGGCGGTCCTGGAACAATGGAGGCAGCAAACAAAGGTGCTATGGAAGGATGTGGTGGTGATCACCTTTGCTCAATTGCACAAGCAATTTATTTGCCTTTTGAAGAAGGAGTTAATTCTTACGTTCAAGAATATGAAAAGCACGAAACTTTTTATTCTAGATTAAAAACATTTGCAGAGTGTGATGCATTTGTTGTCACTCCTGGTGGAGTTGGGACTCTTCTTGAGATGGCATTGATCTATCAATTAGTTCAAGTTGGTCACATGAATCAAAAACCAATCATTTGTGTTGGTAGGATGTGGAGAACATTAAAGCACTGGATTGAAGAAGAGATGCTTGATAATGGTTTTATCACCAGTAAAGACATGAAGTTAATTCATTATGTAGATAGATTTTCAGAAGCGACTCATTTACTGCAAGGTTTACTCCATGGGCAAGAAAAACAAAAATAGAAGAAAGTTTTTATGGAGAATCTGGGCAAAAGCACTTGGAGAAAAGGCAGGAAGCAATGACAGAGAAGCAGATTACGTGGCTGTGCTACGGACTTTTATATTTTGTACTTATCTTCTCACTAATATTGCCATTGTTGCCAACGCGGTAAGGCATTGGAATGATGTTGAATACACACGGCAAGAGACAGTTAAATGACTGTCACAGCACCCCTTGTACTGGGTGCTTTTTTAATGTATAATACTTTTATAATCAATCAGACATCATGACTTACAACGCAGAAGTTCAATTCAAGTTTGATGCAACTTACACTCACTCCTATAGTGGTGGGTTTGGTTCTACCATTGGTGATGATGACTTCATCCCTGAAGAGCATTACCTGATCACTGCACCTGCTGCTGATCTCAATGCCAAACAGTATTTCAAACTGTTTGAGAAGTTCATGCTCTGTGTGGGTATGTGCCCCAGTTCTATTCGTAGTGGTGCTATGTCTCTTGTCTTCAATGACATGGTGCTTGAAGAAGAGCAGCGTAAGGTATGTAATGAGTATGAACTGACCATGGATGAGGACCTGGAGAAGAAATACCAGGACTTCAAAGAGCGTGATGCTCAATGGGCAAAGATCAATGCTCAATACGAAAAGAACTTTGGTAGTGAACCCAAGATCAAAGGTGATTGGGAGCAAATGACTGATGAAGAGCGTGAGCATCAATGGGAGACAAGTTATTGGCAACTCTATCGTCGTTTTCAACGCTTCGCTATATACTCTGACGACCAACTGGGAGAGATGATTGACCTGTATGAGCAGTCCAAACTCAACGGAGTAGCATAATGGGAATGTTTGACTATGTGAGAAGCTCTTATTATCTTGGTGAGCACTTCTCTGGCAACTGCCAAACAAAAGATATTGAAGATGGTATTGGTGGCACAATGTCTCAATACTGGATTTCTCCTGATGGTCAACTGTATTTGATCGATTACTCCCTTACTGCTGACTTTGTGGAACTCAAAGAAGGCGATGACGGGTATAATGATAAGTTAGCACTCTTAAACTTTAGGTGGATTCCAAACGGAACTCATGGTAAAGTAAGACCATGGAATATCACCAAATATGTGGTAATATACCCACAGAATTGGCAAGGTGATTGGGAAGACTGGCCAGATTGCCGTATTCATTTTAAGAATGGTATAGTACAAAACTATGAAATCTTAACTAAAGGAGGAAAATGATTACTACTATTATGGCAGGATTTGCCTTCGGATATTGTGTGATGGACATTATTCTAAACTATCGTGATCGTCGCATTATGAATGAACTACTAAAATCCACTTTGGAGAATGAAAAATGACTCAAGACAACACTGTTCGAAACTTTACTATTGTTGGTGCTTCTATTCTTTTGTCTTTGATTTTAATCAATGCAGTGGTTGGTCCGCTGTATAATGTGTGGGCACAATCACTTCAAGGTAAAGCAGAACTTCAAAAGGCAGAATATACTCGCCAGGTAGCAGTGCTTGAAGCACAAGCAAAAAAGGATTCTGCAAAGCAACTTGCTGATGCAGAAGTTATTCGTGCTACTGGTGTTGCACAAGCAAACCAAATCATTGGTGAGAGTTTGAAGGATAATCCTGCTTATCTTCAGTATCTTTGGATTACTGAAGGTGAGAAAGATTCTAACCGCACTGTGTATATGATTCCCAGTAATGGTGGTGCTCCTGTTCCTACATTTGATATCCAAAAATGAAACTAATCACACTTAAGCATCGTGAAGATTATGGACACGATTGGTATGCTCAAATCTTACACACGAAGAACTGGGCACTCTTCCAAGGTTCTGTAAGTTGGAATGATTATGCCAGTTGGCCATATCTACAGATCAAATCTGGATGTGGTAGCACGTTGAGTATTATGTTCTGGGCATACCGATTCGGTATTGATGTTGGAATTATTGAAAGAACATGGAACTGGGATTACAGGGAAGAAGTTGAATTTGATACCTCTCTTGATGATGTTGATCCAACTATAGGACTCACAGAATAATGTTTAGCACACCAATAAAAGGAACCCATCCAAATAAAACTAAGATGAACTGGTGGGAGTATTGGATTGGTCATTGTTGGATGACAGGATGGCAGAGTATTCAACATAACTTCCGTATGTGGGCAGATCTCATGGGATCAAACTATGAGGTCT